CGGTTAATCAATTGTTTAAATGGATATGATGATAGAGTAAATATTACAATTGCTGATAATAGTCAAATAGGAAATATTATCGTGATGATAAAACAACAACTAGGGGATGAGTATAGCGTAGAACAACATAAAGAATTAGTAAGGAAAGCATTAGAAGAGCGAGAATATTCAACTGAAACAATAGATGAATGGTTGGGGTATATAGAGTAGTAAAATTAAAATTTATTTAATTTATTAAATAACACCAATGGTATATAATCATTTAATGTACTTTATAATTAAAAAAATATATTTTTAATTTTTATAACAAATATTTTTTTTCCAGTTATCACTTAATTACTATCAATTTATTGTAATCAGATAGCTTTATTTCTATTGTTTTGGGATTCATTTTTTCGCAATTAGTACATTTTGAATTAATAAAATTCCTAGACCAACTATCAAACGGTCTTCTTTTACTTTCTATATGGTTAGAATCAATGTTACAATAACTACAAATTCGTATCATTGTTGGATTTGCATCCTTTTGAGATTTAATACGGTAATCTAGAAATTCAACTGTGTTTTTTTCACCACATTCAATACAAAATTTACCTATTGGTGTTTGTGTTTTACATTTACTACATTCTATATACACTATTTTGGGTGTATTTGTTGCCATATTGAACGTATTGTATTTTTAGCCGAAAATAATTTTATATCAATTGTTGTTGAAATTTAGATAATTAAAAAATATGTTTTCAATTTTTTTTCAACCCCTTTTTTGTTTTTAATTTTAATCTTAACAGGTGCAAAATCTTGAACGGAGAAATCTTCTTTATTATCTTCTTTATCTAGATATAGTAAAATTCATTATTTACAAAATATATTATATTCGGAAGTATATATAAGATGTGTTCAACGACAATAAAAAATTCTCCTAATGATTATTGCATCCAAGAGAGCAATAAAGATAATTATGCTAGTCTTGTTTATTATAAACACAAATTAGAAGCGTATAATACTCAAATACCTGATGCAGGTATTAATATGGGTCCTATTAATGCTTCTATTTTATCTCATAATTATGCTGATATAGATAGTTTTTTAAAAGGAACTTACTTTAACAATTTAGAAAAACCAAGAAGAGAATTTACTCCTCGTATTAAGAAATTTAAATCAATCGCTTTTTTTGATAGATTAACTACTTATATACCTGAACCTCTTGTTATAGAAAATTGCCAACGACCTGATATTTTTAGAAGATAATAAAATATAAAATATAAAGTATAATTATATGGCATTTACACGATTTAATTACGATCCATGTAGAACAAAAAAAATATTACAGGAAAGCACTGGACCCGGAAGATATCTATTAAATACACCTGGTAATGGTTGTAGTCCTTGTTTTATTTCCGACCCACAAATTCGGCTTGAACGATGGGGTGCTAATCTTCGTTCTGTTCCTAACGGTCATCCAATTGATATCGATAGCGACCTTATGGGATTAACACGCAATCTTACGAATGATTGTCTTAATTATAAAGACCATGAAATAAAAACTAAACGCAATAATTATAAAAGTTGTAATAAAGTATTCACAGATGAATCACGTGCTACTAATCCTGCATGGATGTATCGTGATTTAGAACAAGTCAGATGGGAATACCCTATCCTTGACCCACAAGAAAATACTTGTATACCATTCCAAAATAATTTAGATACTACTCTTCTTGAAAAAGATTATTTTGTTCCAACTATTCCTTGTTTACCTTATCAAAAATAGATAATTCATTAAGTTTTACACTTAATTATCATCAAAAGTATAATAAGAAATATTTAGTAATATTTTTTATTGTGTATTGAATAGAATTAATTTATATATGTTTATATATAATGGAAATTGCAATACCACTATTAGCATTAGGAAGTATGTATATTATGGCTAATGAAAAAAAGAATAAAACAAAAGAAAATTTTACTTCTAACAATCCCCTTATTAAAAATACTGGTCCTAATTATCCTAAAAAAACTATTGCTACTGTTCAAGATAATGTTAATTATTATCCCAATGCGAATGCGGCTACCGACCGATATTTTCAACAAGAAAATTATGAAGAAGCCTCAAGTCAGCAAGAAAAAGACCATCAATTCTTTTCTTTAACTGGAAATCAAGTAGATAAATCCAAATTTAACCATAATAATATGCAGCCTTTTTTTGGGGCTCGTGTAACTCAAAGAACTTCTGGTTTTGAAAGTAATGAAACAGTTTTAGATAATCTTCAAGGTTCGGGAACACAAATGTTTAACAAACAAGAGCAAGTTCCTTTATTCAAACCAGAACAAAATATGCATTGGGCACATGGTACTCCTAATGCAAGTAACTTTATTCAGTCTCGTATGAATCCATCTAAAAGTATGAATAATACTAAACCATGGCAAGAAATTCGCGTTGCACCTGGTTTAGACAATGGATATGGTGCTGCCGGTAAAGGAGGATTTAACTCTGCTTTAGATGCTCGTGAAAAATGGATTTCCAAATCTGTTGATGAATTACGAGCAGTTAATAATCCTAAGGTAACATATGAAGGTGTTACATTAGGAGGAAAACATTTTAATACTGAACGTGGTATTCAACCTCATGTAGAAAAGAATCAGCCTGATACATATTTTGTGAATAACCCTGACCGATATTTTACTACTACTGGTTTAGAAAAGAAACCAACAGGACGTAGTGAGCAAATGTTAGGTTATTCAAATCGTGTTAATACTACCAGCGAATATTTTGGAACCTCAAATACAGAAGGATTAAATGCCACTTATGTTCCTGGTGAACATAAACAAAGTACCCGACCTGTTTTAGATTCAAATTATACACATATTAGTAATACTTATGCTAATGATAAATTTGATTCAACTGACGGAGATTATGGAGTTAAAGGATATACAAAAGGAGTAAAACCAAACGCACGTTCTTTAACAGATTCACGAGGTAAATATTTTGGTGCAATTTCTACTATTGCTAATGCACTTACTCTTCCAATTCAAGATATGTTACGTCCATCACGCAAACAGAATGTTATTGGAAATGCAAGACAAAATGGTGGTGTTAGTACTGAAACTCCTCAATCCTATGTTTATAATCCATCTGATCGTGCTCGTACCACAACTAAGGAGACAACCTCTATTAATCCATATTTAGCAAATGTTGGAAAAGCCGAATATCAAGGTTATGGTTTCTTAGCTAATGAAAATCAACCTACCGATACTCAACGTATGACAACATCATGCAAATATACAGGAACACCCGGTAATGGTAATGTGCATAATAACCAATCTTATGCAGCTGCATATAACGCTCATCTTAATGTTAATAAAGAATACAAGGGTCGCATTAATGTAGGTAATTCCAGTGCATTTAATTGTACACAAAATATTCATATAGATAAATTAGATAGTGATAGAAAAAACCCTAATCTTTATGGAATACAAAATGGTATTAAAACATCAGCAACACTAGAAAATGTAGGTTCATTTAAATCACGAGAACCTGATCGTCAAGACTTAAATTGTCAACGTTTAGAACCTGAATTAGTATCTGCGTTAAATAGCAATCCTTATTCACATCCTATTGGAAGTTTCGCTTAAATTATTTAGTAATGAATAAATATTAAATACTAAATAATTATTATTGTTAATGTTATCTATTCATCAAGATATTTATCATAAATTAGATTATTTTATAAAAATAAGAAAAATACCTAATATTATTTTTTATGGACCTCACGGAAGTGGTAAAAAAACATTAATGAATGATTTCTTAAAAAATATATATAATAATTTAGATGTGGAAAAATATATTATGAAAATAAATTGTGGTCATGGTAAAGGTATTAAATTCATTCGTGAAGAATTAAAATTCTTTGGTAAATCCAATATTAATAATCAACAAGGTGACATTTTTAAAAGTATTATTCTATTAAATGCTGATAAATTAACATGTGATGCCCAATCTGCATTAAGAAGATGTATTGAAACCTATAGTCATAATACACGTTTCTTTATTATTGTAGAGGATAAAAATAAGTTATTGAAACCTATACTCTCTCGTTTTTGTGAAATATATATTGCTTTACCAATAATAGATTCAAAACAAGTTCAACTTTATGAGTATCATTTAAATAAGGAATTAGTAAATAATAGTAAAATAGAGAAATATGAATGGATAAAAAATAATATTGAGAAGGATAGAAATATACAATATTATCTTGCGATGTCAGATAGTTTATATGAAAAGGGATTTCATATTTTTGATTTGTTAAATTATTTTGAGAGAGAAACAGATATTAATGAATTGACGAAATATACATATTTAAGTTATTTTGACAAAATACGGATAGAATTTAGAGATGAACGAATGATAATATTTATTGTTATATATTATTTATTTATGCGTCCTAACGTTAATTTAGAAAATGTATCATTTATGTAATATGGATGATTTTAAACTTTCTAATTTATCAGAAGCTAAAAATGAATATTCTATTCGTTTAGTTAATGTGCTTACACCTTTAATTATTGAAGGTATTAAATCATTATTTAAAGAGGCAAAGGAGCTTTGTGTTAAAAATAATGAATATGAAAAATATTTAATGACCTTTCAAAACTTTCTAAGTCGTGTACCCAAATGGAATGAAAACTTAATTAATGATGAAACAGCTCGTGTTATTCAGGAAAGTCAGTGTTCTTATTTAGAAGATTTACTTACATGTGTACATATTACTCAATTAAAGGTATTAACGAGTGTACGTGTTGGAGAGAAACAGAAGAAAGTAGAATTAGATATACCAAAATTAAGTGTATTTATTCATAAAATATATCAGTTTGTTGCTCGTAAGGTGTATTCTAATGTTTATTTATTTGAGGAAAACATTATGCCATTAACTTATCAAAAGAATATGAGAGAATTAGAGATCATTGTAAAGGAATGTATTTTAAATACAATTCGTGAAAGTATTCCAGTTGAACAAATATTACGTTCTTACTTAGATTCTACTGTAGAAGATGAAGTAGTAATAAAAGAAGAAATTATTGAAGAAAAAGATGATGAAGTTCTTTCCAAAGAAATCCAAGAAGCAAAAGAAATAGAAAAAATAGAAGAATCCAATGAAGAATTAGTGAAGAATGATGAATCAAGTGAATTAGATTTTGAAACAAATATTATCAAGAGTCAAGAAATGATAGCAGAAGATATAAATGATAATAACGATGATGATAATAACGATGATGAAATTAAAAAGATAATAACTAACGATGATGAAATTAAAAAGATAATAACTAACGATGATGAAAATCAAATTATAAAAGTAGATACGTCAAGTGATAATGTTGAAAATAATGAAGAATTAAATAATATTATTGTAGAAAATTTAGTCAATGAAGAAATATCTGCAAATGTAAATAATGAAACTAATTATAATAATATTTCTATGGAAACACAGACGAAACACCAAGATGAAGGTAATATTAAACTTGTTATTAATAGAACGGATGATATGCCAATTCATAATTCTATTATAGATATGAATCCTAAACCAGTAGAACCTGCTTCTTCTCTCCAATCTAATAATGAAATAAACAATCAAATATTACAAAATAGAGAGAATGATGATAGACTTAGGATTCACACAAATGATATGAATATTCCTTTAGATGTAGAATCAATTAGTACAGGTATAAGATTAAATGATAATCCATTATTAGATGATATTACTGTATTACCTCCTCTTTAATTTTGCGTTTAAAAAAATAATATATTATTTTATATAATTTAAATGGAAAATCTCTATACATTTGCTTTAGTAGGGTCAGTTGTATTTGTAATTTTAAAATTTTTAGAAAGTAAGTATTATTTAAAACAACAAGTTCCATTAAAAACATATATACGTGATTCTCTCCTCGTATATATAACAATTGTAGCTAGTCATTATTTATCTGAACAGTTTAATCCCATTCAGAAAGCATTCTCATCTCCTCATGTATTTACCAATAATCCAGATTTTTAAGTAATAATATATATACATCATTACTTAAAATTATACATAACTAGGAATCTGATCTATATTCATAATTTTAGAATGTTTGTTTATTTTTCTTCTTGATGTCTTAAATTTTTCAAATACTTTTTTATTAATTTGTTCTGATGGAATATGTTTATTAACGGTACGTGCAATCATTTTATAAAGTTTGAATCCTTCATAGCGTTCTTCGCCAGTTTTTTTATATAATACGTTTCGTCCTTTATCATCTTTGCACCATTCAGAAATTAATGATTCTATTTCATCATTTGCTTTATTATCGTCACTAATATCATCAAATACATAATCATATAATGAACACGCCAAGCGACAAAGATCAAAACTGTAATTGGGTTCTAATAATGGCTTTTGAGGATCCATATAACAACCGAAATTATATTGAGTTGCTGCATCTCCCTTCTTAGCAAAACTATCACTACAACATGTTTTATTGTGAAACTTATAAATCGCTCTTCCGTAATCTATTATTTTGTATATACGTCCAAATGTTGGCACTTTAAAATAATTGCCATTAAAATAGTAATATAAATGTTTCTTATCCGTTTTATTAAACATTATATTATTACTATGTAGATCATTATGTGTGAAATTAAATACTTTTTGATATGTAATTAAAATCATAATCACTTGAAATAATGCGGAGCTCCATTCATCTATATTAAGTTCTTCATTTTCCATTAAGTAATCCAATGTATTATCCATTTGTTCCAAACAAATAATTTGTACAGGAAAAGTATTAATAGTACATTCTAATATTTCTTCATCTTCGTCGTTAGTAGAAGATGATGATTGCGTATGAGCACTACAATTACTTTCATCATCCTCAGTAATATAATCATCACTTGCTTCATCTACATCCATACTTTTATGAGACATATTTGTATCTGATGAATTAGATGAACAAGATGATGATGATGATGATGAAGATTTATTTTTGGATTTATTTTTAGATTTATTTTTGGATTTGTTATGTTCATATACAACATCATAAGAAATGGGTTCATAATCAATAATATTACTAGATGCGTCTTGTAATGGAATAATAGTAATATCTTCCATCGGATAATGATCAGGGTTATTACTTTTGCATGGATTATTAGATGATTCAAATAACTCATTATATTCATTATCATTTACCGATTGAATAGATATATTTTTTATTGTTTCTTTTAACGATAGACGATGTTTATAATTACGAGTTTCATATCTTAAACATTCTATCATTTTTCTTTCGTCTAATTTAAACAATTTATCATTATGCTCATGAAAATAGTCATGTTTTAAAATGTATTCTATATCGTCAGCAATATTAAGTTTATAATTATTTTTAATAGCTAAGAAAGATCCATAAAAATTAGTTCCATGAATAAAATTATGATTATGAAGTAATTTACTAGATAAAAAATAAAAGAAACTGTCTACATAAGATACATTATTTATATCCAGTATTTTATCAAAACAAGTATTATTGCTTAATTTTGGTAATTGATTTATGTTTTTTGAATGATACTTACCGGTAAGATATTTAATAGGATCTACTAATGGAGAAAGTTTAAAATAAGACGATGATTGTTCTTTTGTTGTATTATTACTAATATCAATAATATGATGATTATCATCTTTTGTTTCTATAATACTTTGTATCGGATTTTTTTCATTTAAGTTAATTGTGTTATAATTATCTTCATTGAGAGAAAAATAGTTTTTATAAATGGGTATATAGTTTTGAATATCAGTAATAGACATGTTTTCCTTCATGACATTAAAAAGTTTCTTATTTTTATTTTTTCTATAATATAATTCCATTAATAGGTATATATTGTAAAAAATTCTAAGTATTTTAACTTATTCGTCATTTTAATTTCTTTTTTTTCTACAAAAATATAATTATGAATTTAGAATTAAAAAAGTTTAATATGAAAAAGATATCATTTAAACCAAATGAGAATAAAGGTCCAGTAATTGTATTAATAGGTCGTCGTGATACTGGAAAATCTTTTTTAGTAAGAGATGTACTTTATTCTCATCAAGATATACCTGTTGGAACAGTTATTTCTGGAACAGAATCAGGAAATGGATTTTATGGACAAATAGTACCTAAACTATTTATTCATGATGAATATAATACTGCTATTATTGAAAATATTCTAAAGCGACAAAAATTAGTTATTAAAAATATAAAAAAAGAACAAGAAATTTATAAAAAGCGATCTAATATAGATCCTCGTGTTTTTGTTATTTTAGATGATTGTTTATATGATAATTCATGGTCTAAAGATAAGCTTATGCGTTTATTGTTTATGAATGGACGTCATTGGAAGATTATGTTAATTATTACGATGCAATATCCTTTAGGAATTCCTCCTAATTTAAGAACCAATATTGATTATGTATTTATATTAAGAGAACCTTATATTGCTAATAGAAGGAGAATATATGAAAATTATGCTGGTATGTTTCCTACATTTGAATCATTTTGTCAAGTAATGGACCAATGCACTGAGAATTATGAATGTTTAGTTATTGATAATAATTCTAAATCAAATAAATTAGAAGACCAAATATTCTGGTATAAAGCAGAATCACATAGTAATTTTAAATTAGGTTCTAATGAATATTGGGAAATGTCTAAAGATTTAGATTCAGATGATGATGGAAACGAACATTATGACCCAAATATGGTAAAGAATTCTAAAAGACCTCGTATTAATGTAAAAAAAAATAGATGGTAATTTGCAAATTATCAAAATAAATAATATAATTTCAATTAATTATTTTACCTACAACTATGTAATTTAAATTTTTATTATTTTTTTATTATAACATGCTTCATATTTTATTTTAAATCGCTCATATTGTATTGAACACTTATGACTTTCAGGTAGTCTATGTAAAATACAATAATTATTCTTACATATACACTTACATGATTTATCAACAAGCGATAGTTTCTTATTACATTTATCAAAACAACAACGATTCATTTTATTAATCATATAATTATAATTAATAAAATAATTTTTAATTATCTTTCATTTATTCCTTTTTATTTATTTATTATCTTTAATTTATAATCTTTCATTTATTCCTTTTTATTCCTTTTTATTCCTTTTTATTCCTTTTTATTTATTTATTATTTTTATTTTTTTTATCATTTTCCTTAGTTCTAATATCCTCTCCTTCAAATAATTCCTTTCTAATATCAGCAGATGATACATTATCACCTGTTCCAAATTTATTCTCAATACTACTTGAGGTTCCATCTACACCAACTAGGTTACCTTCATCATCAATATTTTGTGTAAGTTTATTACCAGTTTGCTCTGCAATCTTAATATTCTCATTAATTGCCTTTTGTTTAGATTCAGTAACACGCTTATCAAAGTTATCTTTTTCTAAACGTTCGTTTTTAGCCTTTTCATGCATAAGCTGATTAAGTTCCTCTTCCATATATTCTACTCGTCCAGTCTTGTATGCTTCAGGTTCCCATGGCACCCATACACCAACAGGTGCAACATAAATATTATGATTAGGATCTACATCACGAAGTAGTTTACAACGTAATTCAGCCTCTGATTGGGTTGGAAAACATCCACGAATTTTTAATCCACGAACCGCTGTTTGAAATTCATTTTGCTGATTAAATTCAGTCTGAAGACGTTCCTCATTCTCATCAAGGAAATTTTTGTATTCATCATCAAGTGATTCCTCTAATAGTTTCTCTTTTTCTGTCTGAACAAACTCCTGAAAATCATTCATAAGAATATTAAAATTAAGATTATGTTTATGAGACATAAAGTTTAAGAACTGTGTGAATTTTTTGGTAGATTTAGAAAAATCGTAATATTTTAGGAATTCCTCAAAAAAGAAAATACTCTTTTGTTTAATAACATTTTCTGGTGAAACAAAGGAAGCACACATCCATTTCTGACCAGCAAGAGGTTTATCTTCGTCTAATAAATCAATATATTTTGCATTTGCCATTCCATTAGGTAAATTTTTTCTTTCAAAACCTTTAGACATTTATATAGTTAATAATAATTTATTGTTTTAAGTTTTTTTCTTTATAAATTATATAATGTTAGACAAAGTTTTAAGTATGGTAAACAACATTGTTGATCTTAACGAACTCGTTACTCGTGGCATCAAATATATCGTAGAAGGCATTATGGTCGCTATCGCTGCTTTTGCCATTCCAAAACGCTCATTAAAACTTGATGAAGTTTTACTTATTGCCTTAACTGCTGCTGCTACCTTTAGCATCTTAGATGCTTATCTTCCAAGCATGGCTGTTGCTGCACGTTCTGGTGCTGGATTCGGTATTGGTGGTAACCTTGTCGGATTCCCCAACAAAGCGTAAATAATTTAATTTATTTAATTTATTTAATTTATTTAATACTATTTCAAATAAATTAAATTCTTATTTTACAAAATTAAAATACTTATTGTTAAATTGTGGGTATAAATTTCCAATTTAATTCTCGGCATATTTTTTTCCAGATAACATCTTGTTCAATTCGCTTGACGGGATCTTTCAACATAGGAAAATAAGGTAAGAACCGTGTTTCACCTAGAATTTCACACATTTTAAAGAGGACATAATAGTAATTTAAGAAGTTTACACGATCGTTCGGACAATGTTTAGCATAATGTTTTTCAATTTCCATGAATAAATTACATAATTTGTCTTCCAATTCAGGAGACATAACAGGTGGTTTAATACCGAATTTTTCTAGAATAAATGGTACATGCTCATAATATTTATTATAACCCAACTTTTTCAATATATCCTTGGATTTATTATTTGTTAATTCATCAATAGTAATTCTCTCTTTTTTAATTTGTAATTTTATATTTTCAATGACTTCATCTGGTATTTGTGTTGTTTCTTTTGCTTGACACTGTGCTAATATTTCTCTGAAATGATTAATTCGTTTATAAGCATAGAAACATACTTCTTTAGGTGGTTCCTTATATGACGGTTTCTCATGTTCTATAAGATAAGTTTGTTGTTTACCACATTTGTTACAAACCATAATCCCTTCATATTCTATTGGTATTAATTCCCCCTGACATTCACATACGTCATGAGTAGTAATATAATGATTAATGTTTATAAATGAATTATCAATATTAATTAAATATTTTTGTACATCATTTAACATCTCATTATCTTTATCAAGTTTAGTTTTATTAAAAAATGAATTTAGTACAGTTTTTTTAGTATTCCCATCAGATATTTCCTTCTTTTTTTCAAAATAATTAAATATATATTTAGAATTATCTAATAAATATTCTTTTTTCTCTCTTTTAATATTTATTATTTCCTTCTTCAAAGAAGATAAGTTGTCTTTCAAATCCAATTGTTCTTCTAATGTAAGTGAATCATTTTTTAATGATAATTCAACTTCTCTCTTTTGTTTATTTAATTTAGGCAAAACTTCTTTTTCATTTCTTTCAAACCTTTCCAATAATTCATTATGTTTATTGTCCAATGTAACTAAAGATTTTTTATTAATTTTTATTTTTTTCTTTGTTTTAGGCTTAAATGATGGCATTACTATATAGTAATCATAATTTATTTAAATTATTAGAATAATGTTAAATACTTATTATAGTTTTTCTTTTTAAAAAATAATGGATTTACAAATGGATTATGATAAAACTAACATAGATTTAATAAAATTACAAAAGATGGCATTCTTATTTAATGCTATTGAAAATGGATGGACTATTAAAAAACATGATAATCGTTATATATTTACGAAGAAACATTTAGGTCAAAAAGAAATATTTTTAGAAAACTATTTAGAGCAATTTACAAAGGCAAATTTGGATTTAAATTTTATTTTGAATGGTTGAATGGTTGAATGGTGGAAAAATGAAATAGATAGATTTTTAATTAAGCATTTTAGAAAATTTTTTTTCTTTAGCAATAGTATAATGGCTGGTGGACTTATGCAACTCGTTGCCTATGGCGCACAAGATGTTTATCTTACAGGAAACCCCCAGATTACCTTCTGGAAAGTAACTTACAGACGTCACACTAACTTCGCGATGGAATCTATTGAACAGACATTCAATGGTCAAGCTGATTTCGGTCGTCGTGTTCAGTGCACAATCAGCCGTAATGGTGATTGTGCATACCGAACATACTTACAGGTCACTCTTCCCCAGATTGACCAGACTATGGGTAACTCAAGCGGTTCTTCTGCTGTTTTTGCCCGTTGGTTAGATTACCCCGGTGAACAGCTTGTATCCATGGTTGAAATTGAAATCGGTGGTCAGCGAATTGATCGTCAATATGGTGACTGGATGCACATCTGGAACCAGCTTACCCTCACAAGCTCCGCTGAACGTGGTTACAACAAAATGGTTGGTCAGACCCAGACTCTTACATACATCACAGACCCTATCTTTGCTGATGTTGATACTCCATGCACAACTGGTGGTATTGGTAATGTATGCCAACCCCGTAATGCCCTTCCTGAAACAACTTTATATGTTCCCCTTCAGTTCTGGTATTGCCGAAACCCCGGTCTTGCTCTTCCCCTCATTGCTCTTCAGTACCATGAAGTCAAAATCAACCTTGAATTCCGTCCCATTGATGAATGCTTATGGGCTGTAAATACTTTATCCGCAATGAACAGTGTTGATGCTAAAGTTACAGCTGCCTACAACGCATCCCTTGTCGCTGCTTCCCTCTATGTTGACTACGTCTTCTTAGATACTGATGAACGACGTAGAATGGCACAGAACCCCCATGAATACCTCATTGAACAGCTTCAGTTCACTGGTGATGAATCCATTGGTAGCTCAAGCAACAAAGTCAAACTTAATTTCAACCACCCCTGCAAAGAATTAGTCTTCGTTGTCCAGCCTGATGAACTCGTTGACTATTGCAGTTCCCTCAAAGGTTGCCAGCTCTTATACCGTGCTCTTGGTGCCCAGCCCTTCAACTACACCGATGTTGTAGATGCTCTCCCCAACGCGATCCACGCCTATGCTGGACCTAACGCCATGAGCACCTTCATTGATGGTTCTGGATTCTTCCAGGATGCCGGTGCAGGTGATATCACAGCTGTTGATCCATGGGCACATGGTACATACTCCAAACCCGAATTTGATGTTCAGGAAGATTCTGGTGTCTCTGATGCTGGTTCATTCGTTCTTGCGGAAACCGCCCTCAACATACACTGCTGGGGTGAAAATCCCGTTGTTACAGCTAAACTCCAGCTTAACGGACAGGACCGATTCTCCGAACGTGAAGGTACATACTTTGACCTCGTTCAGCCATACCAGCACCACACCCGAAACCCCGACACTGGTATCAACGTCTACTCATTCGCTCTTCGCCCTGAAGAACACCAGCCAAGTGGAACATGCAACTTTTCCCGAATTGATAACGCTTCTCTTCAACTTGTTGTATCCACAAACGCTATCGGTGGAACCAAAACTGCCAAAGTACGTGTCTACGCTACAAACTACAATGTTCTCCGCGTCATGTCTGGCATGGGCGGACTTGCCTACAGTAATTAAATTTTCTAATGTATTTAGAAATATATACCCATTACATTCAAATAACAACTTAAAGACATTCATAAATAAATAAATATATTATATTAAATTTTATAATACAATATGTTCAATAGAAATAATTATTTAATTTAAAATAATTAAAAAATGATAACTTTAAAATAAACAATATATTAATTTTAGTCATATAAAAATAGATTAAGTATTTAAATTATATGGATGCTGCTACTACTACTGCAATTGTAACGGGTACATGTGCAATATCATTATTTTTAGTTAAATATATAGTAGGATGTTTTTGTCCAGGTCATCTAGATTATTCAATACAATGTGGATGTTCAAAACCGAATGATATTAATCCATTAGTAACGTTTAAAAGTTTGTGGGAGGAAAAATTCATACCTGAACATGAAGTAATTGGTAAGAATAAATATGTTCTAGCAAAAAAAAATACAACTAATAACACTTGGGATATTGATATAAATGATAATACGGAAGTAATACATCTATATAGAGATGATGATTTAAAACCTGAAACAAATAATCATTTTTTAAAAGTTAAAATACGAGTATTAGAAGGAACACCAGAAATGAATTTATTTGTTAAACGATTTAGAGGTTCAACCAATTGTTGGGAATTTTCAAAAAATAAAAAAATTATTTATAAAGAACCTATTATATTTAATAAAAAATGTACTGGAGAAAAAATAGGAAAATCGGAATTATTTATTAAAACATTAATAGGAGAAGGTGATGTAACAAAAGAACAAGTAGGATTAACAATAAAAGGTATTGGTAAATATATAGTAGAAGAAGCATATTATTCAGGTAAAAAAATCAGTATTCTTTCCTGTCCAAATTGTTGTTATTCTTTTTATAAATGTTATAATCTTAATCCTAGAATTATAGAAAATGAAGAAGAAAATGATGTATACGAATATAATGTATAATAAATGTTCAAAATATTTATACATTAACTGAGTAAAGAATACAGATTTACGTCTTTAAACAATATATTTTTACAAACAACATAAGTATATATATATATATATATATGGGTTTTAATATCATTGTCGCAACTTCCCAAAGTTCTATAAATCAATTGTTTCAATCGTATACTGATAAGTGGAGTGGAAATTACACTATAGAATAATTATATAATTTATGGTATGAAACATCCACCTTTAATGATAATATTGTAATTTGTAGAGGATACTATAGTTTTACTGGTCAAGTATCGGCATATTGGAACGCTTTTTTTCACTATAACATCACAACAGGACTTTATGACTATCAATTGGGTTCGGGCAGTTTTGCAACATCTACAGATAATGCATTAACTCCTTCTGAATTAGCTAATTTAACATTATATTATCCTGTTCCCCCTACTCCACCTACCCCTACTCCAACCCCCGATGATTCTCCATTATCTGATTTGTTAAATGTAGCTGATAATACTCATGCTTTTAGTCCAACTGCAAATAATGCAGTATTACAACGATTGAGATATACTTTTATACGTACTAATTTTACATCTTTAACATTAAATAAAAATGATTTTAAATTAATATCTTCAAATCCAACTTATAATGGTTCAACTAATATATTATTAAGAACAAAAGCTAGAAGAGCATAAGTATTTATATATTTAATAATTTTATAATAATATATAAATTTAATAATAAAAAAAAATTATCTATTAATAATAATGGCAGATGTATTAATCGGATTACAACGAGGAGATGAAGGTAAAGGAAAAATAACAAATTATTTATCAAAAACTAATGATTATGATTGTTTTGTTCGTTTTAATGGTGGTCCTAACGCAGGTCATACAATCTATATTAATAATCAAAAGATTGTCCTTCATCAAGTTCCTTGTGGAATTCTTCAAAATAAACCATGTTTAATTTCTAGTCATTGTGTTATTGATATTGTAAAACTTAATAAAGAATTAGAAATGTTGCGTAAATTCGAATGCGATGTTGATAATAACTTATTTATAGCATATAATGCTCATATTATTACAGAAGAATCAATAAAAGAAGACAAACAAAATAATAAAATAGGAACGACTGGTTCAGGAATTGGTCAAACATATTCAAAAAAATCATTAAGAACAGGGTATCGTATGTGTGATTATTCACATATGTATAAATTTTCTATCGTTGAACCTTTTGGATTTCTATCTAAATTTAAACATATTTTATTTGAAGGAGCTCAAGGTTTTGATTTAGATATTGATTATGGAGATTATCCTTATGTCACTAGTTCAAATTGTATTACGGGAGCCATTTTCTTAAATGGACTATCACCCAAAATTACTCCAAAAGTATTTGGAATATGTAAAATATATGAAACATATGTAGGTTCAAAAGTATTTCAACCACCACAAGATACATTATTAAAACATTTACAAAAAATTGGAGAAGAATATGGTGCTACAACAGGAAGAATGCGTCAATGTAATTGGTTAAATTTAAAGCAACTTATTACGTCATGCTTTATTAATCATGTAGATGTATTAATTATTAATAAATGTGATATATTAGAGAAATTACAAACATTTAAATTATATGATGAAAATAGTAGATTAATGGTATTTAGTAATTTTAATGATATGAAAGATTATATTATGACTTTATTTAAGAGATATTATAGAAAAATAGAAGTTATCTTTTCAAGTAATAAAGATTCACTTTGAATATTTTATATAATCAACAATTTTATATATGAATAATATAATGGGCAGACATATGTTTGATCAATATACATATCTTCATTTTGCAACTGGTATTATTGTGTACTTTTTTGGTATTTCTTTTAATAATTGGTTATTACTTCATACTTTATTTGAAATTATAGAAAATACAGCATTTGGTATTTCATTTATTAATACGTATTTTACATTTTGGCCAGGTGGTAAACCAAAACCAGATTATATTATTAATATATTTGGAGACACATTGGGAGCTCTTTTTGGTTGGATAAGTGCATGTTATTTAGATAATATAGGTAATAAGTATGGATGGTATAAACAACATATTAATTAAATAAAACTAAAAACAAGAATATTATCTAAGATGCGTTCTACTTTTTGTTTTGCTTGACCAATAGTCTCTCCTTTAGCATAAGCTACACCCATTCTACGAGAATCTCTTTGAATATCTCTTTTTCCAAAAATATGTAGTTCTGTATCAGGTTCTTTTAATGCTTCTGAAATATGTCTATATGAAAATATATTAGCTGGTCCATTTACTATTAATGATTTAGAAGCACATGGTCCCAATTGTTTAACTTCTGGAATTGAAATTCCTAATATAGCACGAACGTGTAAATCAAATTCAGAAAGATTTTGTGATATTTCTGTAATCATTCCTGTATCATGTGGTCTAGGAGATATTTCATTAAACATTACAGAACCATCATGTAAAACAAATAATTCAACACCAAAGATTCCATATCCTCCTAGATTATCTGTTATAATTGTTACAATGCGTTGACATTCTTCAAGTGTCTCTTTACTCATATGATGAGGTTGCCAAGACATTTGAAAATCACCATTTTTTTGTGTATGTCCAATGGGTTCACATATCGTTAATCCATCTTTATGACGTACTGTTAACATTGTTACTTCATAATCAAAATTTACTAATTTTTCAATAATAACACCATTATGCCAACTAATATTATTATTCCATAGTTCTTCAATATTCTCAACTGAGGTTTTTAATACTTGCTGTCCTTTACCTGAAGAACTCATAATAGGTTTAATAATACAAGGTAACTCTATTATATTTAGAGCAATAGATAATTGGTGTAATGTATGTGCGAAACAAAATTCAGATGTAGGCAGTTTTAACTCATAAGCAGCAAGTTGTCTAATAAGATTTCTGTTCATAGTAATATTTACTGCTCGCGCATTTGGTAAAACATTAAATCCTTTTTTCTCCATTTTAAATAAAACATCTGTATCAATTGCTTCTATTTCTGGAACAATAAAATCAGGTTTAATATTTAAAATATGTTTTTCCAATTTTACTGAATCTTTCATTGAAAAAATAAGTTTATAATCTGAAACTTGCATAGCTGGTGCATTATCATAATTATCACATGCATATACAATAAGTCCATATTTTTTAAATGCAATAGCAAGTCCTTTGCCTAATTCTCCCGAACCTAATAACATAACACTCATGATATTTGTTATTTCTTGTTCATTCATATATTCGTTCATATCTTCGTTCATATCTTCGTTCATATCTTCGTTTATAATCTAGTATATATTATTAGAATCTCTTTAATAATTATTTAAATATTATTAAAATATATAATGAACTTTAGAAATGTATTTTATGTTCTTGCTTCTGTTGTATTATTATTAGTTATTATTAATGTCATTTCAATTATGGTCAGTAAAGAAGAAACAGAAAAAGTAAAAGAAACAGTAGTTATTCCTAGTTATAATTATGTTGTTCGTCCATTTTGGCGACGAAGATTTCTTAATAGACCATGGGTAGGTTGGAGACCCGGTGGTGGTTTTGTAGGACCTTTTGGCAGACGTTATCGTTTAGGTCGTCGTCATCGTTAAATTATATTTAAAAACTTATGAATATAATTTAATAATTTAATAATTTAATAATTTAATAATTTTATAATTTAATAATTTTTTCTTGTTTTCTTAATTTTATTAGTTTTTAATTTTTTATTAGTTTTTAATTTTTTATTTTTTCTTGTTTTCTTTGCTCTTCCTCCAAACATGCGAGCAGCACCGTCATCGTCAACGTCCATAGATTCAATACCGTCATATTCAACTTCCATAGGTTCAATACCATTTTCATCATTAAATTCTTCTTCTGTAATAGATGTGTTATTAACTATTTTATTAACTATGCTATCATATCTCTTTTGTGAATAAGGAGCATTAGATCTTCGGGTTTTATTAACTCTACCAATAAATGCTTTATAAAAATACCATGTTCTCTTAATTACTTCATCGGGTAATATTCTATATTCTTCAGGAATAGAAGATATAATTTGTTCTAAAAATATGTTTTGTTTTTCATTATTGTTACTTTTAATAAGTGTTTTTAATTTACTTTGTTCTATATTAAATATACTATTAATAAAATGGTTGAAAAATGATAATGTATTTATTTGAATATCATTATTTAATTTTGATACTTGCTCTATTTCTAATCTTTTATCTAATAATTCTTCATTTATATTTTCTATTTCTTCTTCTGAACTATATATAAATTTTTTTTGTAAATCATTCATTGCTTTTAATCGTAAATCATCTTTTATATGTTTATTTACTTCTATCCGTTCTGCTCTTCGTTTAGGATCATGTACATTATTATATATATCAGTATGAATATCATCCATAGTTGGAATTGGCATTAAACTAAATAATTTTTGTTCTTCATTTTCATCCAATTTAAAAAGTGATAAATCTAAATTATGATAATAGTATTTAATATCTTTTTCTTTTGCATTATTAATAATACTTTGACTTGTTTTTATAAATGCAATATCTAATGGAGATAATATTATATTTGAACGTAAAGTTTCTTTTGTATTTCTTTCAATTGTATATGATAACTTAACATCAACACTTAATAATGGAACTACAAAACCATATAATGCTCTAGTTCTTGTAATACGTTCTTGCTTTAATGTATTAATATTCATTTTAAATATTTCTCCACCAAAATTTATAATTAGTTCTCTATGAAAGCGATAATATTGATATTCTAATAAATAATCACAAAGAATTAATAAAATAAAAATTAATTTTTCTCTTGTATCACCAAACTTTGTATAATATAATTTTGTATCAATATCTTCTGTTAATGTAATTACATTTGAAATATACTTTCTAATTGTATCTCCACCAGAACCAGTAATAGTTTGATCTTTTGGTAAATTATAAAATATAACTGTTATTATATATTGAAGTAATTGCCGAATACTTAAATAATTTTTAAATTCCTCCTGTGTATTTCCTCCTGCTGGAGAATCTAATAAAAAATCATTTAATCGTTTCATATAGTCATTAAAATTATATTCAATTCCTTCATCTGTGAATTTAGCACCATAATTTTTCATACATCTATCAAATATATAACTTCGTACTTCTTCTTCATCTTTAAATATCTTTTGAAAGATTTCCCAAAATATTAAGATCATTGTTTTTTGTATCAATAAATCCCTTTCTTCATTAGTATTAATACTTGGTTCATCTAATTCTAATATATTATATGTAAATCTTATTAATGGTACCATAAGATAAGTATTAAAGAGTTCACTTCTATTTACATCAACAAACTTTTTTTCACTTCTTGGTTTTATTAAAAAATTAGATAATATGAATAAACCTAATGGATTTAAATTAATTTTATCTTCCTGTAAAAGAAATTTGAAATTATAAGTATCAACATCATTATTTCTATCATATTCAAAATAAAATAGCATTTTTTGTTCATCATTTCTTGGCATTAATTCATCTTTTTCATCTTTTTTAATTTTAAGATTTTGCTTTTTTTTAATATAAAATATCCAACTTGTAGCGGTTTTTCCAATAGTTCTTTCACCTCGTTTTAAATTAGTTTCTGCTATAATATCATAATTAACTTTATATTCACTATTAGATTTTTCAAAGGCTTCTACAAAGTTATTATATATTTTTGCGATTCTGTTATTTATTATAATATCTACATTATCAGAATTACTAGGTGTACTTACACAAAAAATGTCATAATTACCTGGAATAATACTAGATTGTTCTTCACTACTAAGAATATCTAAATTAAATGTTACACCATCAGGATTTTCATTATAATTTATACCATAATTTACTAAATTATTAAGCCAAGATCTACCTCCATAAAGAGCACAAGCAGTATTCTCTAAATTATTAAGTTCTTTAATTAGGTTATTAATATCAATTTCAATATTTGGATTTATTGATAATAAATTAAGCATCATTTTAGAGAAATTATCTCTTTGATTTAAAACAATATCCATTTATATTATATTATATAAAATTATATTATATTATATAAAAATATATTATATTATTAAATATATGTTAATACTTATAACTGAATTATTATTAGATGTAACTCTTGGTACAATAACATTTATATTAAAAAATACTGCTCGTGGAATAGTTTATATATATTCTATATGTTCAATTGATAATAGATATAATAGAGATGATACAACAAATAATATTGTCTATAGAGAAAACCATATTCCATATGAAAATAACAATATTAATCACAATAATACTAATAATACTAATCAATATGATAATAATAATACTAGTCAATATGATAATAATAATACAAATACTAATACTAGTCAATATGATAATATAGACCATGACTTTGAAATTATTGATATACATATTCCTCGTAATTGAATAAATGATTCATATGATAAATTTCTAGAGAATTTTTTTTTTCTTGTAATAATAATTCTATGAGTGAATTATCGCGCAATCTAATTGTATAATCTCCTATTTTATTTTGTCTTCCAATACGTCCTAATGCTTGAATTAATTTTTCTTGTGTTAAATCATTTAAATCTTTACTTAAATATCCATGGCAGAATTGATAATTAGTTCCATAAATATAATCACTATTTGCTATAATACAGAATAGTTTTTCTTCATATGCTAATTGTTTAATAATATCACGATATTCTGGTAAATGGTTTTCCATAAAAACACCAATACCCATTAACAGTAATATCTTCCATTTTTCATGAATAGGCAGTAGTACTATTTTTTCAGTTATTTGTTCATTAATATCACTTGCAAAACAATATTTCAATCGCTTATTACAATGATAATGCTGAATATGATTATATGAATTAGGAATATATCGTTCATTAAGTGTTATTTTTTGCAATTGTAATTCATATTTTTCAATTAATTTTAATTTCTCTCTGTCACTTGTTGTATCATTTTCTTGTGTTAATTGTTTTTTTAATTTAGCAATATGATGATTAATTTTATCATTATGTTGTATTTTAGATTGTATTGTATCTAACTCTTTCTCTCTAATATTAGAACTTTGAATATAGAAATCAGCTATCTTTTCTACGTTATTGGAGAGAAAAAGACAAGGACCATGAGTAATGGTTGAAGCATCTTTACTTGTAATATATATTGTTGATGCATATCTTTTCTCTCTATTTTCTTTAACAAGTTTACAAATATCATTCCATTGTTCTTCCAACCGTTCTAATAAAAAGATATAATATAGCTTTATATTTTCAATATTTATTTGAGATATATTTTTAAAATAATTATCTATATTCCATTTTTTATTTGGTATTAATTTATTGCTATGTATTTGTTGAAGAAAGAGAGAAATCCCTCTAATATCAAAATAGCACAATAGTTGTTGTTTTGCATTTATATGTTTAATACAATTTTTAACATCAGCATAATCATTATAATAATTATGCGGTAATATAACATATCCTTCTTTATCAATAATAGAAATAGTTCTATTAAATATGTGACTATTTATGGATTTAATAATTGCATTAGGAAAACGACTTTTGAAACTATCGGTTAGTTTATTTAAATCGGAGAGAAAAGGAAGAGTAGCAGAAGATAATATTACATTCGGAATTCTATTTTCTCTCCAATTTTTATTTATAATTGGATGAAAATCATGTTCTTTATAATCTAATGATATAGTTGGCTCATCCCAGAACAAAACAATATCTTTTGGTTTATTAAAAGCACACATATAATTCATAGCTGACTCGTATGATTTAACATCTGAAATAATAACTTGTACTTTATCACCAATAGAATGATCAACTTTAAATATACCACCGGATTTATAATTGCGTATATATTCTTTAGCAGCAAAATTATGTAGTTTAACATCACCAGCATCTTTACACCCGAATGCAATACCAATTGGTATGTTCATAGAAATACAATTCTTTGCTAATTGCAATCCAACATGTTTGGCAGCACAAACAAAGATTACCTTATAATCTTGACAAATTGCCAAAGGAGAAAGCGTTTTACCTGTTCCAGTAGGAGCCTGATATAAGATTAATTTAGGATTCGCTCTATTTTTTCTTAATATTTGAAAGAGATTTTTCTGATGAGAAAAGAGAGAAATGGGTTCATTGTTTTTTATATAACTATTATTTTCAATATAATCTTTTGCGTTATATACTATATCTGTCTTATCTATTTTCTCTATATAACAGTTTAATATTTCTCTCAAAATATTTATTACAAGAGGGTTTAAATATTCTATTTTATAACTAAGATTATTATAAATAAGATGATAAAGAGCATAATAATATTCTGTTTTTTCAGTAGTAATATATTTTTTACATAATTCCATAATTATAAATTCAAATATCTTAGGTGTATTTTCTTTTATTTTAGTAGAAAGATTATTCAATCTAATAAGTGTTGCTTTTTTAGAGAGAACAATATTCTTTTTATTATTAATTTCAATAGGTAATTGTTTTTTCATAATTAAAACTTTTAAATCATCATAGAAATAACGATGAAATAAATGAGTATGTATTTTCTCAACATCCGTATCCGCATATAATTTAATAAAAGAAAAAAGAGAAACAGTTTTATGAATACAAACATCATTATTATAATAACCATTTCTAATGAGTTGTATTATATTTCTCTCTTCTTGTAAAATAGGAATCTCTAATTGTTCCCATTCATTCTTTCTTAATTTAGTTTGAACAAAATCCATGTTTATATCAATAATGTATATTATAAAAAGACTGTTATATTTAAATTGAATTAAAAATTGAAGATATTTAAATATAATATAAAATAATAATATACATCAAAAATGGCACACATATTCTCCATTGAAGGTAATATTGGATCTGGTAAATCCACCCTTATCAAGTATTTAAAAGAAAATTTTAGACACTTATCCAATAGAAATATTATATATATTGATGAACCTGTAGATGATTGGGCTGATATTAAAGATGAAAATAATGAAACCATATTGTCCAAATTTTATCATGATAAAGAAAAATATGCCTTTTCATTTCAAATGATGGCATATATAACGCGATTAGTTAAAATTAAAGAATTTACCAGCAAGCATAAAAATGCAATCTTTATTACGGAACGTTGTTTAGATACGGATAGACACGTATTTGCCAAGATGTTATATGATACCAACAATATAGAAGAAGTGAATTATCAAATATATCTTAAATGGTTTGATGAATTTATAAAAGATTATCCAATTACAGGTTATATTTATGTTTGTACACCATCAGAGATTTGTTATGAACGTGTACAAAAACGAAATCGTAATGGAGAGACCATTCCATTAACTTATTTAGATAATTGTAATAAATATCATGATAATTGGTTAAATAATTTAAATAATATTTTAATATTGAAGGGTACTACTGAAATAAGTAATAATTTAGAGTATTCTAAACATAAGTATAATATAGAAAATTATATAACTAAGATATTATTTGATTCTCTTATTTTATATTAGATAGTGGTTTATATTTCAATAAATCTATCTCTTTACTAGTAGTTGGAAACATGTCATCACCATAAATATCTTGTAATAACAGCCATTCAAATAATCCTCCTGGATACACATATAAATTAGTTAATCCTAATGAGAGAATTTGATTATATTTTTTATAAATTGTTTCATCATTCGTATTTTTTCCATAAATATATATTCTTTTTTGATCTTTATTTTTAAGAAGTTCATTCATTAGTGATTCCTCTTTAGAGATAGAAATTGTATTTTTAATGAGACAATCTTGTTCATCCATCATTAATGTATTAATTAAATAATAATTTTTATCATTAATAATGTTTTCATAATTTATTTTTTTAATACAATATTGTGTATTGCCCATTATGTTAAATAATAATTAATTTTTAGATAAGAATCTAATTAAATTTTATAATAATTTCTACTTCTTCTTTTTTAATACTTTTTGTAGCTGAAATAGATAATTCATGACGTTTCTTACGTGTTTTATTATTCATTACATTATCATCTTTGTTTTTTATTTTTGCTGTGCTATTTCGTTTATTCATATCATTTTCAATATTTGTCTTATGTTGCACTATATAATCTAAGATTTCATTTTCTAAAGCCCAATGAAAGAAATTTAATTGTCCTAATGTTGTTTGAATTAAATTACCATTACGATAAGGTATGGTTATACGTTCCCAACGACAAAAGGGATCAAAACGTTTCTTTTTATACGCCTTTAATTTTAATTTATAATCCATAAATACCTTAAATCTGGTTAGTTCCTTTTTTTTAGTTACATTAAAAACAGTGTAATGTTTTTTAGCATAGTTTGTAACAAACCAATCTATTAATCGTAAAGAAATATTAGATTCTCCATTTAAAATAGGTAAAATAATATCCAAATATTTATAATCATTATTACTATAATATTTTTGTAATGTATTTAATAATAATTCATTTTGTGTATTTATTTTATATGACATTGTAATTATTTACATTAAGTTTTTTAAATCATTTTATTCATTTTCCTTTAAATTTGAATCTTTTGGTCTTAAAAATTCATCTTGAACTTTAACATCATTAAGATAATTATTATTGGAGAGATAAGGATTAATACTGGTTTGAATCATCATGCCTCTATTCATAAGTCTATCATTAGAATCTTGTCTATTATCCTTTTTAAAATTATCATTTTTTATTTCAATGGGATGGTCTTTTTTAACACGCATGGTTTTTTCCATATTTTCACCTTTAGTCCATTTCCATTCCATATTAATATATAAATAATTATTATATTATATATTAAACCTATTTAATAAAAAAATTATTTATTTATTATGATATTTACATTTGTATTAGGAGTAATTACAGGTATTTATATAGCACAAAATTACAATATACTTGTTATTAAACCGTATATTGAACGATTTTATAATATAATTATTCAAGTAGAAGATAAAGTATTAAATGATGAATTAACTGATGAAAATAACGAAACACAACTAGAAAGAAATAATGATGCTGATGATGAAGTTGATGATGATGCTGATGATGATGCTAATAATGATAAAGAAATAGACTTATTAGAAACACGTAAAACTGGTTTTAGCTTTATGAAAAGATGTAAGGATTATTTACACCTTTGAAAATTTAAAGGTGTAAATATTTACACCCTTGGAAATTTAAAATGGAACAAAATAATTATATAATATAATTATAACTATGAAACATAAATAAGAATTGATATATTTATAAAATTAAAGTTTTCTGTTTTTCTACAAATATTTTTAGACATGATTCAATAACTTCTTCAACCATAGTCCAATTACAATCATTATTAAATAAAACATCTTCTACATTATAACCTTTTTCTTTTACTATTTTATTTATTTTCAATCTTAAATATAATTCTTTTCTAAAATATTCTCTAAACCTAGGTCTAGTCATAATTAATTTTCTTCCATTTGATTCTTTTAACTTTGTTAATCTTAGTTCTGTAATAGAACATTGAGACAAATTACAATTAGTGAAATTAGTAATTATTTGTTCTCGTAATTCATTAAAACTTGTTTCTTGTGAATTACAACAATTATTAATAATTGGTTCAAGACCTGTTTGTATAGACATTATTATATATAATATAAAATTGATTTTATATTATATTTGAAATCAAATTTTTAATATATTATTATAGAATGTCTTGTTGTAATTTTTGCTGTTATCCAATGGGTGAAAAAAACTTTTGGGAAAAAATCGTTGACCTTATAACTCTTGATAAATTAAAAGATACTAATGGAAAATTGTTGTATCCAAATAGCAATTATACATATTGTAAAAAATGTTGGAAGAATAGAGCAAAATTAGATTTTAAATGTGAAAATTGTTTAATAGATTATGAAGCATTTCGGTGTGAAAAAAATATGCCTTGGTTAAAAAATCAATCTTGTGGACAAATGGATGAAAGAGATTATAAAAGAGTATGTTATAATTGTAGGTGTGATGGTGTTGATTGTGATTATTGCTAAAAAAATAATAAAATTAAATAAAAAATGGGCAAAAGATTATAAAAAAATATATCCCATTTTTTTTATAATCTTTTTATTAATAATAATAATAATAATTAATCTAATTTAATTAAATTCATTTTTTTAGTAAAGAGAAATTTATCTTTATCCAATCGTCTTCGTTTAAGATTACAATCTAAACAACAAATAAGAACATTATCATTATGATGACCTATAGAATTATCAATACGGTCAAGTGTCCATTGTGATTTCTCTCTTTGATTTTTATAAACGATATAAATTTTTTTACTACAATAATGACAAATGAGCTTACTACACAATACTTTTTCAATAATTTCATCTAATGAAATTAATTTATCAGAATCAAATATCTTTTTACTAATATCTTGTTGCTTATATGAATTAAGTTTTTTATTTAATTCACCTTTAAATTGTTTACTATGTTCAAAGTCTATATTTAAATAGAGTTGATTAATATATATTACTTGAAATTTATGATCAAAAAATTGTTCTGGATAGTGATATAAATTACTACGTATATCAGTTTTTTTATCTTTAATTATTATTTTCTTATCCATTAATGTTTAAAAATTAAAATACTTAAATACTTTTCATTTAAAAATAATTTAATAAGATAATATATCATACTATAGTAACAATAATGGATAATATTGTATTAATATTTCGTAATAAATCATTAAATATTTCATTAAGTGAAGTTCATTCATGGAGTATAGAAGAATGGTATATACCAAATTTAATATTATTTGATAAAGAATTACGAAAAGAATATAATATTTTTGAAGATTTTAATACGGCTATGTCAATTATAGAATCTATACGTCATAGAAAACTTCTTATATTGAGTACGGATGTTAATATACATTATTTAAAAGCATTAGCAAAGAAATGGACTTGTCCCGAATGGTTAATAGATGCCATTAACAATCAAGTTGCGAAAGAAGGTTTAAAAAAACATCGTAAATGTAATAGTGAATTATTATATATAGTAGAAAGATTATTAAATCCTGTAGAATGTAAAAAATGTGGTATAGGTTATGATTATATGAAAGAACACAACGAAAATGAGTGTAAATTCCATTCTTCAACATTAAATTTATCACGAATATGGAATTGTTGTGGATCAGAAGAACCAGCATCGTATTGTAAGCAAGGATATCATATTCCAAATATAGATATTAATCTTATAATTAATAAATTAAAAGATTAGAAACATATATTAAATCAGTTTAAATTCTTTGTAATATATATAAGTAAGAAAATGAATAATAATCAATTAAAAAATTTTAAATATCAAACTTTATTATTAAATAACCAGTTATCTATACAAGATAAGGAAATAGAAAATAATACAACAATTAATGCCTTCTTAGAAAGAGAAAAATTGACTAATAAAAATGCTCCATGGAGTAAGTTAAATAAGAGTGAAAAAATAAAGATTCTTTATGAATTTGCAGAAGAATATTGTATAGAAAATACATTCAACTCAGAACAAATAAATGATTTGAAATCGTATTTAAAAACTGCATTAGAGAGAAAGAAGATACAACGAATTAAAGATATAAATTATGATAAAATTACAGGAAAAGTAAAATCTATTCCTGGATTAGTATATAGTAAATTAACACATAAATTTACATTAAAAAATACGGACAAGAAACAATCAACAGTAAAAAATTTACCATCTAAGAAGAAGTTACAAGCTATGAAAAAAAAGAAATTTAACAAGAATGATAAAGAATAACACTTAAATATTAAATAAATATATATATAATGGATATTTCATTAAATATATGTTATAATTGTGGAATACATTATAATAATTTAAATGAAAAAAATTATAATGATGATGAAAATAATGATAATGATAACTTATCAAATATATTAACAGATGAAGATAAAGAAGATTTATTTGAAACAATATTAATATTAATTGACGAATATTTCTTTTATAAAATTTGTGAACCTAATTACGAGACAGTAATATTTGAACATATAATTGATATTATTGATGAATTAATAGAACCAAAATTTTTAGAAGATGAAGAAATTACAGATATTATTCATGATGCTATTAATTATTATTTTGAATATATGCAATTACCACGTTCATATAATAGAGAATTGTATTTTAATGAAAGTGATAATAAGGAAAAGACAGAACAACAATTAGAATATTTAATACAAATTGATCAATCAGATCAAAAAAGTGATGAATGGTATAAAAAAAGACATAATTTAGTTACGGCTAGTTCTGCGTGGAAAACATTAGATAAACAGAATTATATAAATCAGTATATTTATGATAAATGCAAACCATTAGATTTGGAAAAATATAATCGTGTAAATATTAATTCTCCTTTTCACTGGGGTAATAAATATGAACCTGTTTCCACTTCTCTCTATAAATATATGTATAAAACAGAAATTAAAGAATTTGGTTGTATTCCTCATAAATATCATAAATTTATTGGTGCATCACCAGATGGTATTAATGTATTAAAAGATAATGAACTATATGGTCGCTTATTAGAAATAAAAAATATTGTAAATAGAGAAATTACGGGTATCCCGAAAAAAGAATATTGGATACAAATGCAATTACAGATGGAAGTATGTAATTTAGACTATTGTGATTTTTTAGAATGTCGTTTTATTGAATATGATTGTGAAGAGGATTTTAATGAAGATGGAACATTCAATAAAACGGCCTATAATCATTATAAAGGTATTATAGTACAGTTCTTTAATGGACGTTGTCCTGTATATGAATATGCACCTTTTCAATGTAGTAAAGAAGAATTTGATCAATGGAATGAAGAATGTTTAATAAAACATGAAAATGATACATGGATTAAGAATATTTATTGGAGATTAGATGAATTTTCCTGTATACTAGTAGTAAGAAATAAATTATGGTTTGAAAATGTAGTATGGAAATTCAAAGAAGTTTGGGATACGATACAAGACGAAAAAATACATGGTTATGAACATAGAAAATCCATTAAAAAAAATAAAAAACCAACGGAAAAAGAAAATGTTATATTCGTAATTAATACAGATATGCTTTAATCATACAATAACTTTATATTATACAATTTAATAAGCATCATTATATGGAGTTAAATAATAATTAACGCGCGTACCTTTACCAAGAGGGGGTTGAACTAAACATTCTTGTTCTTCTTTAGATTTATATAAATTACCACACATATCAGCAGTAGCAGTAGTTCCATCACATGGAGTAGCCCATTCTTTTTTATTGTTTGTAATTTGCTGATAACTATTTAAACTTTGAGAGAAAAGTTTATTACGAATAGAATAAGAAAAATCAGATAATCCAGCATGAAGTTTTTGTCCATAACTATCAGCTAATAATAATTGTTCAGCAGATTCAGGATAATTTTCAAAATTTTCCTTTACATTTTTAAATAAATAAAGAGAGAGAATAATAATAGTAACAATAATAAGTATTTCATGAATAGAAATCATTTTATTATATATTAATATTATATTTTAACATTCGGGATTCTGATATTCGGGATTCTGATATTTCCATGAACTACATATGAAAAAAAATAAGACATATTAAAAATAGTATGTTACTTTATTTTCATAATTGTTAAAATACTTTTAAGTAAATATTTTTATAGGTTGCGATGTTAAAGAACTACGACAAACAGGACAATTGCTCCATACTCGCTTAGCACATTTTCCACAAATAGCGTGATGTCCACAAGGAATAAATACGTGTGTTTTTGGATTTTCTAAACAAACTGTACATTCTTTTTCTTGTTTGTCTTTCATCGCTTCATTTGAATTCTTATTATTTTCTTGTTTATCTTCATTCACTGTATCCATAATATCTATTGAAGTGTCTGAAAATAAGTTATCTATTGGAGATGACAAACCAATATCATCTAATGGTTCTCCATTTATTCCTTCATATTGACTATAGAATTCTTTAACACGCGGATGACACATAAATGAACGTTCGTTTACTGCTTCTAAAAATAATCCAGATAAATTTCTAACACGACTTAGTGCAACATATGCTTGTCCATACTCAAATATACTGTCTCTCCCTAAATTAGTTTGTACATAGTCTAATGAGGCTCCTTGCGATTTATGTATTGTTGTTGCCCATGCTAATTTTAAAGGCATATATTTCACCTTTATCGTATAATCATCATCCTCAAATAATCGCTCATGATTATCTATCACGACTTTTACACCATTTAATAATTTTATTTGTGGGTTTCCATCAATAAAATCTGTCACTATACCTCGTGTTCCATTCGCTAAATTATGGTCTATATCTATATTGGCTGTTATCATCACCTGTGAACCAATACTTAATATTAACGCATTTTCCATATCTTTAGTAATAAATTTCAGTATATTCTTTTTTTCATAATCCTTTAATTTACATCTAACTATTATAACTTTGGCAATATAATACTTATTATTCATACCTTTTTCAGTTAGTATAGTTAATTCTTTATTATTAATTATATCTACCATATTGTTTGTTGAAAATAATTTCGTAGGAATAACATCATTAATTTTAGTAAAAGGTTCTATTCTTCTATCATTTAAAATTTTTAATGTTGATTCGCTACAATTACCCATGCGTAATTCCTTTAACATCGTACAAAATATATGGTCTGATTGCCGCATTATTTCATCCAAATAAACCGTCTTTTTTATACATATATTCCACTTTTCACTCTCAAAACAAAACTTTTTTGATTTAACAACAGGTAATTGACAAAAATCACCAACAACAATAAGTTGAATTCCACCAAAAGGCTCCCTATTTTTACGTATATGACGTGCTATTTCTTCTAATTTATCAAATAATTCTAATGATAACATAGATATTTCATCTATAATAAGTGTTTTTACCATTTTCCACCGATAAACAATCGGTTTTTTTGACATAACCCGTTTCAATACATTTCCTTCTCCCAAACCTATTCCCGCCCAACTATGAATTGTTTTTCCTCCAATAATAAGTGCACTAATTCCTGTTGTGCTAGTCAAAGCAATGGAATTATTTTTTGACTTGTGTTTCATATATTCTGTTATCACATGTGATTTTCCTGTACCAGCACTCCCTGTCAAAAAGATATTCTGTCCTCTATTTATTAAATTTAAAGCGTACATCTGTTGTGTGTTTAGCATAATTGGTATATTCCATTTAATATGATATGTATTTTTTAAATCAATTTAATATGTTAATTCATGTTAAATATTTTATAAAAAATACAATATATTTTTAAATATATTTAAATTTTAATTTATTAATAAAGTATATCATGTCTAATATAGAAATGTTCGTTACCAAACGCAATGGAAAGAAAGAAAAGATGGATTTTGATAAGATTAAAAAACGTCTCACAAAATTAGGAACAAATTTAAATGTTGATTTTGATGGATTAACAAGAAAAGTAATGGATCAAATTTACAATGAGATTGAAACATCAAAAATAGATGAATTATGTGCTGAACAATGTGCAACTATTATTACAACTCATTACGATTATGGAACCTTAGCCGCTGCCATTGTTATTTCCAATCATCATAAAAACACTTCTGATGATTTTACTAAGATTGTTTCAGAATTATATCATTATAAAGATATTCATAATAAAAAGTGTCCTATAGTATCTGAATTACTATATAATGTAAGTAATAAATACGCAGACCAGTTTGAAATTTTATTAGATTATCAAAAAGATTATTTATTTAATTATTTCGGTTTCAAAACTTTAGAAAAAAAATATCTTTTGAAAATTAACAATAAAGTTGTAGAACGACCACAACATATGTGGTTACGTGTTGCTATTCAAATTCATCAATATAATATTGATAAAATTAAAGAATCTTACATTGGCATGTCAAATTTATATTTTACTCATGCGACACCTACTCTTTATAACTCTTGCACATTAAAACCACAACTAAGTTCTTGTTTCTTATTAGCTATGGAAGAAGATAGTATTTATGGAATTTACAAAACACTCCTAGATTGTGCATTAATTTCAAAAGGAGCAGGGGGTATTGGATTCCATATTCATAATATTCGTGGTTCAGGAAGTTATATTAACGGAACTAATGGAATTAGTAATGGTATTGTTCCCATGTTACGTGTATTTAATAATACTGCTCGTTACGTTGACCAAGGAGGAGGAAAACGTAACGGTAGTTTTGCTGTTTATGTAGAGCCATGGCATGTAGATATTGAAGATTTTCTACAAATGAAAAAAAATCATGGAGATGAAGATAAAAAAGCACGAGATCTTTTCTATGCTTTATGGATTCCTGACCTTTTCATGAAACGAGTTAAACAAAATGCCAATTGGACTTTAATGTGTCCAAATGAATGTCCTGGTTTATCTGAAGTATATGGTGATGAATTTGAGACTCTTTATGAAAAATATGAAAAAGATAATTATGGAAGAGAGACTCTTAAAGCTCGTGATATTTGGTTTAAAATCCTTGATAGTCAAATTGAAACAGGAACACCTTATATGCTTTATAAAGATGCTTGTAATAAAAAGTCCAACCAGAAAAACTTGGGAACTATAAAATCCAGCAATCTTTGTACAGAAATTATAGAATATTCCAATAATAAGGAATCCGCTGTTTGCAACTTAGCAAGTATTGGTCTTAGTCAATATGTTAAGGAAGATAAAACATTTGATTACAAACTTCTTCACAACTATAGCAAGATTATCACCGAAAATCTCAATAATATTATTGATATAAATTATTATCCAACAAAGAAAACCAAACGAAGTAATCTACTTCATAGACCTATTGGTATAGGTGTTCAAGGATTAGCAGATGTATTTGCTCTTATGGATATTCCTTATGAATCAGAAGAAGCAAAAGAAATTAATAGAAATATATTTGAGACTATTTATCATGGTGCTCTTGAACGAAGCTTTGAACTTGCAAAAGAGAGAAATGAACATATTAAGTTATTGAAAGAAGTATATTATAATCTTAAGATTACTGATACATCTGAATTTTATTGGAAATTTAAATCCACAAACCCTGATGAGAACGAATATGAATTTATTAATGATAATAAATGTAATGAATTAGATGAACTATTATTAAAGTATAGACCTGTATATAATGAAATACATAAATTAGATAATGATTGTAATGGAGCTTATAGTAGTTTTAAAGGATCACCTATGAATAAAGGTTTTTTCCAATTTGACCTTTGGAATGTTAAACCTTCCGATAGATATGATTGGGAAACATTGAGAGAAAATATTAAAATATATGGAGCTCGTAATTCTTTATTATTAGCACCTATGCCTACCGCATCCACAAGTCAAATTCTTGGAAACAATGAATGCTTTGAACCATTTACATCTAATATTTATGTTAGACGCACTAACGTAGGGGAATTTATTATGATTAATAAGTATTTAATTAAAGAATTAATAGAAAATAAAATATGGAATAAGGAAATAAAAAACAGTATTATTTATTACAATGGAAGTATTCAACACTTGGATGTATCAGAACATATTAAAAATAAATATAAAACAGCATGGGAAATTTCAATGAAACATCTTATTGATATGTCAAAAGACCGTGGTGCTTTCATTTGTCAAAGTCAAAGTCTTAATCTTTGGATGGAAGACCCTAATTATGGCAGTTTAACTGCAATGCACTTTTATGCATGGACATCCGGTTTAAAAACAGGTTTATATTATTTACGAACACGCGCAAAAGCAAAACCACAACAATTTACAATTGAACCAGAAATAAAAAATATTGAAGTGCAAGAACCTGCTTGTGAAATGTGCAGTTCTTAATTTGTTTTTCTATTTATTTTTTTATTTGTTCTATTCATATTAATCATATAAATTTATTAACATGAATATAAATTATAAAGTATGCTTGTATAATATTTCTTTATAATGACTATCCGTTTGAACCATATCTTGACCTGTGGTCATCTTATAAAAACATCGTAAACAAACAAGAATATCAATAAGAGAATCGTGAAGATGATTGGGCGTTTCTTTGAATAAGAAATCATACAATTCTATTAATTTGGGCCATTTCTTAACTGGTTTATTAGTCCTTTTGGAAATTATTTCTATATTACAAAGATCTATTGCATGTCTCATTGTACAATATTCTATAAATGGCTTCGTTTTTAAAATATTAACATAATCTGCTCTTAAACATGCTGCTTGAACCATGTTTTTATCAAATGATAAATTATGTGCTACAATCATTTGCACATCATCTAAACAAATAGATAATCGTAATAATGCTTCTTTAATATCTATACCTTCGCTTTCTGCTTTTTCATTGGTTATACCATGAATATTTATACTGTCTTCTGATATTGTTACACCTTCCGGTAATTTAACAATATGATCTTGAATTGTTACTATATATTTTTTATCTAAATCATAAATTAAATAACTTAATTGAACTATATGAGGCCATTGGGATAAGGGAGCTTTATAATTTTTAGGCAACCCTGTTGTTTCTGTATCAAAAATTAGTACACGCATCTTGATATTTACTTATTATATATTTAATAAATAATTACTAATTAAATCAATTTATACAAATGACTTACAAATCCCAAAAGAACGTCTATGCCATTCTGTAATACCGTGTTTTTTTATTCCATTCATGTGAGCACTTGTTCCATAACCTTTATTTTTTCTTAATTGATAATACTCATCTAAATTTGAATATTCATCACATAAATCATTAATATATTGATCTCGTTCTACTTTTGCAATAATAGATGCAGCAGCTATAGAAGCATATATATTATCACCTCCTTCAATACATGTATGAGGTATACTTACAAATTCATCATTGTCATTTGTCATTTTAATATAAGGAGGAAAATCATTTCCATCCACTAAAATATGGTCTGGTTTAATATTTAATTGTTCAATTGTATTATGCATACATTTATGTGTTGCTTTACGAATATTAATTTTATCTATTGTTTTTTCATCTATATAACTTACTTTATAATCTATTGCATTATCCTTAATATAATCATATGCTTGTAATATTTTTTTATGTGATGTAAATTTTTTACTATCTTTAACAAGTTGATGATTAAAATCTTGAGGGTCATTGGGAAGAATAACTGCTGCTGTATAAACACGTCCAAATAATGGACCACGTCCCACTTCATCTATACCTGCTTCAATAATATTTTCTGTGTAATATGGTTTCATCATAGTTAATTATATATTTAATATTCTATTCTCTAATATATTGTTTCAATTTAATTATAAATTGAATAAATATTTATAATATAATTATTTGTAGTATTCATATATTAAATATGGCATTTCAAGATTTTGGAATTTCTCTCTATTTACAAAAACAAAAAGAGTATAATAAACTACAAGAAGCATCTGTTTTAACCTTTATTCGTAAACAACGCTTTATACAAAACTATAACATAAATAATCACATTTTTAATATTTTAAAAACTTTCTTTGGTGATTTAGAAGTATTAAATAAAAAAGGATTAATACATCAATACAATTTGTTAAAAAATTATATTATTAAAAAGAATTATATAGGACTAATTTTATATGGTAAAAATCTTAAAACAGAAGATACAAATAATGAATGTATAAATGTTTATACTTCAGAAGAAAACCAATTATATTATTTATCTGTTAGATCCATTTGTGAATATCTTATTAGTGAATATTTTAGCTATGATGAAATTATAAATTGCTGTAAGAAAACTCCAAATATTAACTTATACTATACATAATTTATACCTCTGTATCATTGTGAATTGGATTTGAATTAGATATTTTTATATTTTGTAATTCAAACTTTTTTAATGGATTAGAAGTAATACGATTGACATTATTTGTACCTTCTATACTCTGAGAAGAATCTGTTGTATTCTCTCCTGAATTATCATAATTCAAATTAATATTATAATTATTTGTTAATATGTTATCCATAGATGAATTGGACTCTGAATTAGCAACTTCTATCAAACAACCACTTTTTCTTATTCGCTCTCTAATATAATTTGCTTTTTTTAATGCAGCATATCCTCTCCATCGTTTAAAATAAAATTCCATTAATGCTAATTTCTTATAACTTTTCTTATTAATTATATATTGTGTTCCTCTATAAGGCACTATCGTTTGTAAATTAGTGGCTATATCCGGTTTATGAATATTCAAAAATTTAAATTTTTTATCAAAATGATTTAGAATAACTTTAGGTGTAATAGGACTTTGTTCTAATAATTTATCAAATTCCATACGCTTTAGAGTAATATATTCAATAGGATCTTTTCTATGGTCAGGATGTAAACTCATTTCTACACTAATATCTCTAAAAAATGATGAAAATTGTAATCCAGATATTCTATGTTGTTCGCTTAATTCTTTAAATGTAAATACTTCTTGTAAATTAGTTAATATTCCTGCTAAAATACTAAATAATCCAACAAATTTACTTTCCCAATCACCAGATTCATTTGTAGAAATGAGAGAAGTAGCGCCTGCTATATAGGCACATACACATGCAGGTCCAGATATATATAAATTTTTATACTTATAATGAGTTACACTTTTATTATGAAGCCATGCATATCCAGAAGCCTTTTCTGCCCAATTAATTAATAATCTCTCTTGTTCTTCCGTCCATTTCACCTTTTTCTTATTCATTACTAATTAAAAGTTTTTTTTTCCAACTATAAAATATAATGAAACTATCTAATCCTATTATTATTATCTCACTTATTGCTACTATTGTTTTATTAGCAGTTTCTAATTTAGCAATTAGTTATCGGTGCACTCATAGAGAAGGTATGTCAGTCAAAAAATCTGATATTCCAGAAGGTAATGAAGACCTCTATATCTTAAAATCAGAAATTGTTCCTCCTGTTTGTCCTAAATGTCCTGATGTTACTGTATGTCCCGAATCAAAAAATAAACCTTGTCGTCCTTGCCCTCCCTGTGCAAGATGCCCTGAACCTGCTTTTACATGCAAAAAGGTGCCCAATTATGCTGCTCTTAGCCCTGATAGCTTACCTCGTCCATGGCTAAACGATTTCTCTCAATTTGGTCAATAAAGTTTTCCAAATAAATAAGTTTTCCACATTTTATGAGATTTTTTCGAATGATACGCATAATCTTTAGAAACATCTTTATTTTTATTAGTTATTAATGCATTCATACCTCCTGGATGTTTTTTAATTAATTCATATGCATTATATATTTTATTACCTACAAAGAATAAACAATATTCTTCTCGTGTATTTAAATCCATTACTTCATCAAGGGAATATTTTTTCATTATTATTAGTATTATAATAATTACTAATAATAAATTATCGTGTTTTAATACATTTTTTATCCATTTGAAATGTTTGGCATTTCTTTTCTTGAGGGACTATCTTAATAATACATTTGGATTTTTTACCAAATAAAGGTTCTATACATCCTTTTTCCTTCTCTTTGATTATATGTTGTTTTATTGTAATTCGTTTCTCTCGTAAATCCTTCGTACATCGTGATCTGAAATTCTCATATCTATCTCTTACATTACAAAAAGTTAATCCTGATTTCTTTCCCAACATTTTGTTAATTAATTTATGTAATCTATAAATCCAACGTGAAAAGTTATCTCTGCTTTTTAAATCGTTATCTGTTAATGGTAATACAGACAAATTTTTTTTTAAGTTTTTTCTACAAAAACCACAAGGTAAAGTATATTTTAAATTCATAATAAGTGATTTATAATATTTCTTATCTTGCTGTGTAGGTTTAACAGGATAATTAAAACTAATGGTATGTAAATAATGCCACATAGATGGACCCCACACACTTGTTAACATACCATCCTCACTATTATAGTCGCTCTTTTTATAAGTTCTCTTTCTAGTAGTTCTTTTCATACTAGTTCTCTTTCTAGTAGTTCTTTTCATACTAGTTTTCTTTCTAGTAGTTCTCTTTCTAGTTTTAATCATCTAATTATTAGTTAGAAAATATTTTACCTTTAAGGTATTCTAGTACTTTGCTTTCTTTTTCTGTTTTAGACATTTGAATATTATATTTATACTTCCACAACGCATGATAAAAATCTTTTTCATTTAGATAATCTTTTTGTGAAATATGAATTAATTTACCTTCTTTATTACGTATAATCATAATTATATATTACTATGTGTTTTCGTTTAAATATTTTCATTTTTATCTTTAATTATATTATAGTATGTTAGCTAAAATTATGGAAAAATCACGTGCATTATTAACTAAGAAATTTCTTCTTATTCTTTTAACAAGTGTATTATTTATTCTTTTTTCTGTATATGTTTATAAAAAATATGTTATTCCAAGATTAAATCCCGAATTCGTTCCTAATCAAGAATTTGTTAAAGATTCAGATGAAGATAAAGAAGCAGAACTTATGTTTTTTTACGTTAATTGGTGTCCTCACTGCAAAAAAGCAATGCCTGTTTGGGAATCTTTAAAAGAAAAATTAAATGGTAAAAAAATTAATAATACTGTTATCTATTTTAAAGCAATTGATTGTGAAAAAAATGAGGATTTACAAGATAAATACAAGATTGAAGGTTATCCAACCATTAAGCTTGTAAAAGATAATGAAATTATTGAGTATGATGCTAAACCCGAAGAAGAATCTCTTATGCAGTTTCTTAATAGTACATTATAAAATCAATAAAACACATTATAAAGAAACTAGAATAATATTACCTAATTGTTGTATCATATTAATAATTTTTGCTAAATTACTTCCTGGAATAATGTCACCATAACCTACTCCTGTTTGTGTATTTAAACTAAAATACAATGCTTCTAATATAGTTAATCGCATTCCTCTATCTTTTCGTTCTGGTTTTAAAATAAAATGTTTATTTTTATCTAATGAATAATAAATAAATGCGAAAATAGTTACGGAAATAATATATTGTAAAATAAATAATTTGAAGTTCATATAGTTTAACTTTATATTATTTATTTTTTGTATAAGAGAGAAAAAGTTTTCCATATTCTTTTCCTTTTTCTATTAAATCTTCTCTCTTTTCCATTTGAGTTAATATTTCATAACCATCTTTAATATTAAGTTCATGACAATGTATAATTACTTCATAAGGTATTATTATTTCTTTTTCTTCTTTACAAATCATACTATGTAAATAATAAGCATATTCAAAAATATTGGATTCTGTTGTTATTTTATTGCTAGTATTATTAGTATCTTTTAATCTAAATGCTAATATTTCATTTAATTGGGCATTATTATTAACACAATGATTTAATGGATAAGAACACATGAGTCCACCATCTATGTAAAACTCTCCATTTACATAAGCTGGTTCAAATATATAAGGTATACAACAAGTCATATAAATTGCATCTATCAATTCTAATTCTGGATGTGTTTTATATGAAATATCCACTAATGTAAAACTATTTAACTGTATAGTAAATAAATGCAATTCTATTTGTGAGAAATCATAAAATTCCTTTAATGTAATATGTACTGATAAATCTTGTGATTGTAACAGATTTTCAAATGAACCTTTAATAATATCCTTATTTAATAATCCTTTGGACTGAATTACATCAAATATCATTTGAGGTTTTATGTTAAATAATTTATGCCAAGGACGATGAACAAAGTATTCTAATATATCATTCCAGTCCATTTTTAAACAAAGTAATGCACCAATAAACCCTCCGATAGATGTACCATATATCGTTTTTATATTTGATAATTCATAGAATTTAGATTCTTCTAACGTATAAAGAGCACCTAATTCTAATAATCCAAGATAAGCACCTCCATTTAATACTATATGTTTTATCATTTGTTTATTGTTTATTGTTTATTGTTTTATTTTATATCTTTTTTTCTAACATTTTTTAAATGGATAATATATTTTCAGAAAAGATAAATTTAGATGAATTGTATGACAGAAAACAACAAATTAATGAACATCGTATTTCTATTTATCAAAAAATATTAAATAAGGTACATAAAAAAATTAAATTTACAGCCAGACAAAAACATGATGATCAATTTTGTTTTTATCTTGTTCCAGAAATCTTATTAGGAGTTCCTAAATATAATATTCAAATATGTATTGAATACATTATTGAAAAATTAACAAATAATGGATTTATTATTAAATATACACATCCTAATTTTCTATTTATTTCATGGAAACATTATATTCCATCATACCAAAGAAGTGATTTTAAGAAAAAAACCGGATATAATATTGATGGTTTTGGAAATATGATTAATGATGATGCTTCTTCAATTGAAAATGATAATCCTATTAAAGCAATCTTTAATAAACCTAATTCTCAAGAAAATAAAATAATAACGGATACAAAGAAAAATTATAAAGATATATCCAGTTACAAACCAATGGGAATCTATAATGTGGATTATATAAAAAAAATTAATGATAAATTAGATTAATAAATTTTTTTTTCTAGATTTAAACAATAGAATAACTTTCAACTATTATTTTATTTATTATTTTTGTTTTACATAATTTACATTCATCTTTAGGATCGCAATTATAACATACAACAATATGTCCACACGGTGTAAATAATACTGATGGCAGATTTTCCATACAATAAATACAAACATCATAACGATAAATATGATTATTATAAATAACAGATGTATTTGGTTTAGGAAATTTATCTTTAAATTTATTTGGTAAGTAATCCCAATAACTTTTATTGTTATCACATCTATGATTAATATCTGTTAATGGTAATAACATTTTCACAGTTGTTTCATTACTGAATGTTTTTATATTTTTACTCGCATACATCAATGCATTCATTCCTTTATTATCAACATCATTTACATTAGCATCATGGTTTAATAGTATGTTTAATGTTTCTATATTTGAACTATAATCATTATACTCAGCAACATACATTAAAGCTGTTTTTTCTTTATTGTCTTTTATATTCACATTTGCTCTCAAATATATTAATAAATTTAATATATCAGTACATAATAATTGTGATGTATTTTCAGCAATATACATTAATAGTGTAGTTCCATTTTTGTCTTTTTGATTAATATCAAAACCATCGTTGATCATTGTTGTAATATTTTGTATTTTTGTATTAATATCCAATGAGGTATTAATACATAATGTTTTTAAATTTAAATAAGTGTTCTATCCATTAGACAATTGTTGTTGTCCAATAACAGTTTCAAATTCATTTTTTCCAGCCATCTTGATATTATCAATTAAGATAAATATATATTTATTAAATTGCAATATATTATTTTGAAGATTATAATACGTAAGTTATAAATTACTTGGTATTAATAATATATTATTTCATATAGTATTTCAATTTTATATTATTCAACGTGTTAATGTTTTTTCAACCTGCTCTTCTAAATTTTTTATTTTTTGCATAGCATTCTTTTTTATCTGATTTTCTACTAAGGTTTCAAAAATTTCAAGACCTTTACGAAAATCCTTTTCACATTGAATATATATATTAGTTATTAACTTACGGGTAGTCACTGCAATATTTTTAAGAGATTTATCTGTTAGTTTAGGATGAATTGTAACTTCTTTTTCATTAGTTTTAGGATTTATTTTAAATACAAATAATTCATCAATGATAGACATAAGCTTATCTTGATTTTCTTGAGTATTTTTAATCATGGAAGCAAGATGTTTTGCATATAATTTATATATTTGGTTTGATGACTCAATAGTATAGACCTTATTAAATATACTTCCTGGTTTACAATCTTTAGAATTATGAAATTCTATTAATGGAATATCACTAAAATTTTGTATGGTATCAGGCATAGATGTTTTACCTGTAAATGTGGTATAAAACAATTCTAAATCATATTGATATTGTTTTTTAGATGCTTCAGACATTCCAGTAAATTTACCTATTTTGTAATCATATTCATCAATATATAATTGTTTAAGTTCAGGGATACCTTCTTCATCTTGTAATGTTAGAGGAAATCCTGTTTTAGACATATTCATGATACAAAAATGAGGTTTTAATGTTAATTTATTCTTATTATTATTATTATTATTATTATTATTATCATTATTATCATCATTATTATTATCATTATCATCTGATTGCTTATTCAAGTTTTTTTGTTCAATCATTAATGTACTTATTCTACGAGAACATAAATTCATGCGCTTTACTTTTGCTTCAACATTAGGAGGAATTAAATCCTTCTTTAAAAGAGGGATTTTTATTATTTCATTATTGGCATTTCTATACGTATATACAGGATTAACTGTTTTAACAATTGCTGCAAATAATTGACCAATTTTTATGTAAAATTTAGCAATACCAATACATAATCGCTTTTTCATAAATTCTCGTTTAACATCTAATTTACCTACTTGGTCTTTATCAAAATACACCACTTTATCTTCCGTCATTTTATCTATAATTACTCCTTTTTTCATACGTTGTGCAAGATATTTTACTTCCATATCTGTAAAATGACTATTCAATATGTTTGATGTTAAAATTACTAATTTATTACAATATTCATTATTATCTAAATTAATCATATCTTTGAAATTTTGTGTTAAAATATATTTTGTTGCCACTGTATCTATCATTTGCTGTAAATGCTTTGGTGATGCGTCAATAGATTCAGTATTTCCCATATTATATTATTATTATATTATAAAATTGATTTTAATTATTAAAATATACTATTATTTAACCCAATGAAGAAATTTAATGAAACCAAGTTTACAAAGAAAAATAAAAATAAACAATCCAATAAAAAGTTATGGAATGCTTTTGATGATGAAATATCAAATAAGACAAAAATTGAATGCTTATATCAATCTACTAAAAATCATGAATCATGTGAATTATGTCAATCAGCATTATTTTATAATGAAGAAGGATTTCTTACATGTTGTTCAGAAAAATGTGGTATTATTTATACCGATAAATTAGATGAAAGTGCAGAATGGCGTTATTATGGTGCAAATGATAATAAACACTCGGACCCTACACGATGTGGAATGCCTATAAATCCATTACTTAAAGAATCTTCTTATGGATGCAGTGTTTCTTGTTATTCCGGTGCAAGTTATGAAATGAGAAAAATACGACGATATACCGAGTGGTTTTCTATGCCTTATAAAGAAAAAGCACGATATGATGAATTTGAAATTATTAAGGTTATGGCACGCAATTCTGGGATACCAAAATTAATCGTAGATTCCGCTTTACGTTATCATAAAGATATTTCTACAGAAAAGACGTTTAGAGGATTAAATAGAGATGGTATAATTGCAGCTTCTATTTATTTAGCTTGTCGTATTAATAATTATCCACGAACAGCAAAAGAATTAGCGGCTATATTTCATTTAGACAATACAAGTGCTACTAAGGGATGTAAAAATGCTATGTCAATATTAAATCAAATTGAAAAAGACAATGATGATAAAACACATCTTTGTAAGACAAGTCCAATTGATTTTATTGATCGTTATTGTAGCAAACTCAATATGAATAATGAAATAACAAAGTTATGTCAGTTTGTTGCTATGAAAATTGATAAAAATAATTTAGTTCCAGAAAATACGCCTCATTCTGTAGCATCGGGTATTATTTACTTTATTTCTGATCTTTGTCATTTGAATATTTCCAAAAAAGATGTGACAAAAATTAGTGAAATTAGTGAAGTTACGATTAACAAATGTTATAAAAAATTAAATCAATTAAGAACAGAATTAATTCCTTCAAAGATTTTAAATAAATATGTAGAAGCATCTTAATTTATAAATTTAATTATGTATAAAACTATTTTTTTATTTATTTAGGCATGATATAAATGAGTAATATACCTAAAAAAATATTTATTATTCCTTATCGTGATCGTATACCAGATAAAACACTTTTTATTTATTATATGAAACATATTCTTGAAGATGAAAAAGGCACATTTAAATTCCTTTTTGTTCATCAAGACGATAAGAGACAATTTAACCGAGGTGCTAATAAAAACATTGGATTTCTATATGTTAAAGAAACATATCCCAGTGATTATAAAGATATTACTCTTATTTTTCATGATATTGATACTATCCCATATAAAAAAGGTATTTTTGATTATGATACAGTAAGAGGTGTTGTTAAACATTTTTATGGATTTAAATATGCATTAGGAGGTATGTTTGCTATTAAAGGTGCTGATTTTGAATTAACTAAGGGATTTCCAAACTTTTGGAGTTGGGGATATGAGGATAATACATTAAAAGATAGGTGGGATAAAGTATCTGGAGGAAAATATGATTATTCACAATTTTTAGAAATATTACATACAGATGTGTTGTATTTATTTCATGGTTATCATAAGGATACGTCTAAAAAAACAGTATATGAATATCATAAACGAAATAAAAATATTTTAGATGATGGATTTCATAAAGTTACTAATCTTAAATATGATAGTGAAGAAGTAGAAGAAGATGTTGTTATGGTAAATGTTAAATCTTTTCTTGTTCCTATAAAAGAAAAAGATAGTCCTATTTTTAAAGATAATGTAATTAATATGGCTATTAGAAGCAAACGGAGAGAACGAAAAAAAAATAGTCCTTTTTTAATGTAATAATATACTAGTTAAATATTAGTACTCTATTAGTACTCTATTAGTACTCTATTATTACTCTATTATATTGCCATCTAATTATACATTTGAAGATGTATACTAGATAATTATATATTTAATAATTACATAAATATATAATTTTATAATTAATTAATTATGATTGGTATTGAATTATCAGAAGCCACTATTAAAAATAGAGAACCCAAAGAAGATAATATATATCTTATTAACCAATTTTTTATACATCATATCGCAGAACGACAACGTGAGATTGTTCAATGTATTCGTAAAAATGTGAATAATCCCTACATTACAAAAATATATTTATTAAATGAAAGAATATATACAAATAAAGAATTAGGGCTTAAAAATCTAGATAAAATCGTTCAAGTAAATATAGGTAAACGCCTTATGTATTCTGATATTTTTAATTTTGTAAATAATGAAAAATTATCTGGATACATTATTTTTTCCAATAGTGACATTTTTTTAAACGAAACATTAAAAAATATTTATTATTCTAATCTTTATTTTGAAAAATCGGCATATTGTCAATTAAGGTATGAATATAATGAAGAACATCCAAAACGAAGTAAGTTATTTGGACCTCGGTCAGATAGTCAAGATACTTGGATGTTCCATACAAACTTTAAATTATCCTCTCAATTAACAAAATCATTTAGATTTAATTTTGGTAAACCTGGTTGTGATAATAAAGTAATTTATATATTTAAATTATTAGGTTACAAAGTATTTAATGATCCCTCTTTTATTAAAACATTTCATATTCATAAGTCGGATATTAGAAATTATAATTTTGATAAGGATTTAATTAACAAACCACATTATTATGTATTTCCTCCTAATCAAACTAGTTCTCACATAGATGAATTATTGACACCAAAAGACAGAACATTCAAAAAAGGTTCAATTAATTATACACGATATGATTTTAATAATGAAAATAATAAATTAATTACCTATTTAAAAAGAAAAATAGAAAACAATGAAAAATTTATTATACCAAGAATTGCTGGTATTGAAAACGATTGTGCCTTTATTGGGCAAGTTATTATGAGTAATAATAATAATATACCTGAAAATTTATTAAAAACAATAAATGAAAAAATATGTCCAACTATGAAGCGTAATGCTGGTATACATATATCAGATATGAATACATATTTAGCTTATTCACGTTCATATTGTCAATCTTTTCTTAATTCAGAATTATATTTAGATTGGGAACCTTGGGGTCCTGTTTATCAAGCTATTCCACAATCCCATGATTTCATAGTTAATAAAATCCCTAGAGAGAAAGTATGGGCTTATACAATGGATATTTTTCATTCTATTCATACAAATCCGTGGACACATACTTTAAGAGGAAAACGATTACTCATTATCTCTCCCTTTGTTTATTCAATTAAAGAAAAAATAGAAATTAGAGAGAAGATTTATGGAATAGATTTATTTCCAGAATGTAAATTTGTTTTATTACAACCACCACAAACACAAGGTACAAATCCAAGTCGCCCCTTCAACATAGAATTAGAAAATATGGTTAAATTTATAGATAGCATTAAAGACCAATTTGATATAGCATTAGTATCATGTGGAGGATATGGTAATTTAGTATGTAATGAAATATATAATATGGGAAAAAGTGCTATTTATGTAGGAGGAGTATTACAAATGTATTTTGGAATATATGGAGGACGATGGTTAAAAGAACGCAGTGATATATTAAGAATATTTATGAATGAATATTGGTCGCGACCCAAAGAAGAAGAAAAACCCCAAGGTAGTGAATTAATTGAAAAAGGGTGTTATTGGTAAAAATATCATTTAAAATATATTTATTTAGTATATTAAATGACCGAATTAAATGTTAAACTTAATTGTATGTTCGCTGTAAAAGAAATAACGGCATATCATCATATGACATATGACCAATTTATATCTTATTTTCTTCCTTTTGAAAATAATAAATATATAATTTCAAATAATAATAACTGTGATATATGTATAAATGGTATTGGATTAGATGATAAAAAATATTTAAAAACTGGACAATTAAATATTTTAATTGTTAATGAAAATTTATCAGTAGGAAGGACACATTATTCTCATTATAATGTATATAACCGTTATAATAATAACTTAATAAATATATACATTTATAATGACATTACAAGAATAGTAGTTACAAATAGATTTATTGCTATTCCTATTATATATTTTCATGTATATCATTATAATAGATTTAAAGAATATTATAAAAATAAGGTTACTACTACGTCTTTTAAAAATAAAAAATTCGCTTTATTTACATCACAAAATTTATTAAATACAAATAAAATAATATTAGTTAATGAACTTTCTCAACTAGGACCAGTAGATTATTTAACTATGTATAATGAACAAGTAAAGCAAAAAAGTTGTTATAATTCATTAGAATTATTAAATATTTATAATAAATATAAATTTATTATAGCATTTGAAAATAGTAAAACGGATGGTTATGTTACAGAAAAAATATTTAATGTTTTGTTTTCAAAAAGTATTCCAATATATGATGGAGCACCAAATATACATAGTTATATAAACAAAGAGGTTTTCATTTCTTATGGAGATAATCATATTGACAAGATTAAAGAATTGGTGAATGATGAAGAAAAATATAATAATATGCTTAATAAAAATAAAATTGCTCCTAATTATAATGATGAAAACTTTCTAAAATTATATCTTGAATATATGAATGTATTTATTAATAAAAATAAAAAAAATTATAGAAAAGATTGGAATATGCATGATTTAATGATAAATAAATAATAATATTAAATATTAAATATTTATTATAATTAAAATGAAAATATTGATTACAGGAGGAGCAGGATTTATTGGTTCACATCTTATTGAATATCTTTTAAAAAATACAAATCATGATATTTTTTGTATTGATAATTTATATTCTGGAAGATTACAAAATATAAAAGATTTTCTCTCTTTTTATTCATCTAGGTTAACATTTTTATATGATAGTATTAATTATTATATTTTTAAAGATAATTTAAAAATAGACCAAATTTATCATCTTGCGTGTCCCGCCTCTCCATCATTTTATCAAAAGGACCCATTATTTACATTACAAACCAATACAATTGGTACATATAATATTTTAGAATTTGCCAAAAAATGTAATTGTCCTATTCTTTTTACGTCAACATCTGAGGTTTATGGCGATCCAACTGAAAGTCCTCAATCTGAATCTTACAGAGGCAATGTTAATACGATAGGTCCTCGTAGTTGTTATGATGAAGGTAAAAGAATTTCTGAAACTATATTTACTGAATATAAAAACCTTTTTAATATTGATATTCGTATTTGCCGTATTTTTAATACATATGGACCAAATCTGAATCCTCTTGATGGAAGAGTAGTTAGTAATTTTATAAGACAATCATTAAATAATGAGGATATTACAATATATGGAGATGGCTCTCAAACTCGTAGTTTTTGTTATGTTGATGACTTAGTTCAAGGACTCATTAAATTAATGAATCAACCTAATCAGAATGAAATATATCATTCACCTATTAATCTTGGTAATCCACATGAAATTACCATTAAACAATTAGTAGATATTATTATTAAATTAACAAATAGTAAATCAAAATTAATATATTGTGATTTACCAAAAGATGATCCATTGCGTAGATGCCCAGATACTTCATTGGCAAAAAGTATTTTAAATTGGGAACCCAAGATTTCATTAGAAGAAGGTCTCTCAAAAATGATTGAAAAATATAGAAATAAATAATATTATTAATTTCATACAATTGGATTATGAAAACATATCGGCTATTAAACTATTTAATGTTTCATATTCTCGTTTCCAACCTAATTTATTTTGTGCTTTAGATGGATTTCCCAACAATAAATCTACTTCACATGGTCTGTAATATTTAGGATTTATTTTTACTCTTGTAATACCATATTGATCAATACCTAATTCATTTTCGTGTTCACCTTTCCATGATATTGTATATCCCATATATGCAAATGCTTTCTTTACAAATTCTTTTACTGTATATGTCTCTCCTGTAGCTAATACATAATCATCTGGTTCATCTTGTTGAAGCATAAGCCACATACCATAGACATAATCTTTTGAATGTCCCCAATCCCTTTTACTATTAAGATTTCCTAATTGGATAAATTCTTTTTTGTTATTTGCAATATCTTTTACAGCATTGACAACTTTCATAGTTAAAAAGTTCTCTCCTCTTCTTGGACTTTCATGATTAAATAGTATACCATTACAAGCATACATACCGTAACCATCTCTATAATTCTTAACTAGAAAATGACTATATAATTTGGCACATGCGTATGGAGATTGTGGATTAAAAGGAGTTGTTTCACTTTGTGGTGTTTCTAATACTTTTCCATACATTTCACTTGTTCCTGCTTGATAAAAACGTATTTTATTCATAATCTCTTTTGGAAATGTACGAATAGCCTCTAATAATTTTAATGTGCCGATACCATCAATTATTGAAGTATATTCGGGAATTTCAAATGATATCTTTACGTGACTTTGTGCTGCCAAATTATAAATTTCAAAAACCTCAAAATCTTTATTATCATATACTATTTTTGTAATATAATTTGTTAATGATGAACCATCACTCATATCTCCATATTCTAAATTAATTTTATTACGAATATGGTCTATTCGTGAATGTGAATATAAAAGGGATGTTCGTCTTACAATACCATAAACTTTATAATTCTTTTTCAGTAATAGTTCTGCCAAATAAGAACCATCTTGTCCGGTAATTCCAGTAATAAATGCTAATTTCATTATGTTAATTAATATAATTAATATTTAATATTTAAATTATTATGATATAAATATTTCAAAAATAAATAAATAATGAAAGATTGTATTATAGGAATACCAATAAAAAATAATAGTATATATTTAGAAAAATTTTTTAAACATTTAATTACATTAAAAAAATGTTTTAATAAATATCAAATAATATTTGTTTATGATAATATTACATTAAATACAGATAATTCTATTGAACTTATTAATAATTTTATTAAAGATAATAATAATCTAAATATAAAATTATTAGAAAGTTGTAATGAACTTCATGATATTAATATTCAAATAGAACAAAGAGTAATTCATATTTGTAATGCTAGAAATACAATACTTGAATATATACGTAAATATTGTAATAATTATCATTATTTTATAATGATGGATGCTAATTATTCCTGTACTGAAAATATTGAAACATTTGATATAGAAAAAATAAAACATTATTTAAATAAAGACAATGAATGGGATGCTATTTCATTTAATAGAAAAAATTATTATGATATCTGGGCATTATCATTAAAACCTTATATAACTAGTTGTTGGCATTGTATTAGAGATAGTACTTTTAATCTTTTGCAAAGAGAAACTATATTTACAAAAATAAAGGAAAATTTTTACAAAAATATTAATAATATATCACAAAAAGAATTATTAGATGTTCATTCTGCTTTTTGTGGATTTGCTATTTATAAAACTAATATTTTTTTAAAAAGTCATTATCATTATTTAATGGATTTATCTTTATTTGATAAAGATGAATTAAAAGAATCTATTAATTTATTACCTTTTTCTAAAAAAACAATGATGATACATTCAGATTGTGAACATAGATATTTTCATTTAAATGCAAAAAAAAAATTAAATGCGCGTATTAAATTAGCAAACGATGATATTTTTATATATAAATCAAAGTAATTAAATTAATATAAATATATTACTATTAATATACTTATATGAATACGTTTGATACAAAATATGGTAAGGTTACTTTATATCAAAATGAAATATATATATATCTCAACCTTTTATAAAAGACAATGGGTACTGGGATATTAATAATCTATTAGCAGTTAAAGAATATATAGATCCTAATAAAAATATTTTAGAAATTGGAGGTCATTGTGGCACATCATCTTTAGTATATGCTAGTTTTTTAAACAATGATAATAAAATTTATGTTTATGAACCTCAAAAAAAAATGTATGACTTACTACAATTTAATATTTTTCAAAATAATTTACAAAATAAAGTAATTCCTTATAATTATGCAGTTTTTTGTGATCAAATAAAAGGAACAATGAACTGTATTGATTTAGATGGTGGAGGAGGTATAGTAATAAAAAGATACAATGAAGAAATAAATAAACCTTGTAATTTTGGAGGTATATGTCTTGGAAAATATGGTGAAGAAGTTAATATGATAACTATTGATGATAATATGGAACATAAAAATATTGGTTTTATCCATTGTGATGCACAAGGTTCTGAAAACTTTATATTTTCAAAAGCTATTAATACTATAAAAGAAAATAGACCAGTTATTTTATACGAAAATAATGAAAAATATGGTAAATATTTATTTAATAATGTGTGTGTTTCATATCCTCAATATATTGAAAATAGTAAATTTAATTTAGAAAATTATTGTATAAATGAATTAAATTATTCAACAGTTATAAAGAAATTTGGTGGAGGACAAGATGACCTATTAATTCCATAATTCCATAATTCCATTACTAATATTTTAATGTAAATAATAATAATAATATAAATATATAATTAAATATTATTATAAATAATGAAAATACTTGTTACTGGTGGTTCTGGACTTGTTGGTAGTAGTATTCAAAAACTTATCTATAATGATGATGATAATAATGATGAATATATATTTATTTCTAGTAAAGATTGTGATTTAACAGATATAAAACAAGTTTTTTCTTTCTTTGCTACTTATTCATTTCAATATATTATTCATTTAGCCGCGAATGTTGGTGGTCTTTATAAAAATATGCGAATGAATGTAGAAATGCTAAGTGATAATGTAAAAATCAATGAAAATGTTCTTGCTGCTTGTCATCATTTTAATATTCAACGAGGTATATTTTGTCTTTCTTCGTGTGTATTTCCACATGAACCTACATGCTTTCCTATGGATGAAACTATGTTACATGAATCTCCTCCTCATTCTTCTAATGAAGGATATGCTTATTCAAAGCGTCTCCTTGAAGTACAGTGTAGAAATTATAATAAACAATATGGTCGTGAATATATTTGTGTTATACCTGTTAATCTTTATGGTCCATCTGATAATTTTAAATTAGGTGATGCTCATGTTATTCCTGAATTAATTCATAGAATGTATAATTCTGTAAATGAAGATATTCAACAAGAAAGATTATTTAAAATATATGGAACAGGTATACCTTTAAGACAATTTTTATATGTTGATGATTTTGCTGAAATTATTCTTGAACTCTTAGCCAGTTATCCTTCTCAATCTATAAAGGAAGAAAAATGTTCCATTATTTGTTGTAATGATGAAGTTACTATTAAAGATGTTGCTTTTCTAATTGCACATTTTATTGGATTAAAAAGAGAGAAAATATCATTTGATACTTCCAAATCAGATGGATGTTTAAGAAAAACTGTGACAAATAAGTATTTTAAATCTTTATATCCCTGTTTTAAATTTACTTCTTTAACTGATGGATTAAAAACAACCATTGAATGGTTTAACGATCATTATCCTAATATTAGAATGTAAATTATATGAATTATAAATAATAATTTATATAATTATTATTTGATGGTTAATGGATAATGGATTATGGATTATGGTTTATGGTTTATGGTTTATGGTTTATGGATTATGGTTTATGGATTATGGTTTATGGTTTATGGATTATAAAAGTCCTTCTAATTTCATGCTACGAATAAGACGAGTAACACCGATACCACCTCCGGAACGTGTAAAAAAATCAAAGTTAAGATAATCATCCATTTCTTCCATGGTTCGTTTCTCTCCAAATAAATCAAAGATTTTCTGTTGATAACCACCATCACTAATAGTTTTAAAACGTTCTAACATAATTTTCTTATCACTTTCACGTTCAGCTGAACCAATCGTTTCCATACCACTAATAATAACATCTACTTTTTTGGATGTTTCGTTATCATTTTCATTTCGTTTCATATTCCAAAATGGACTAGTAAATTCGGGGAAATCAGTAAGGAAATATGTTGGGGTCTTTTCTTTATAGAGTCGCATTTCTTCATCATGATCTAATTCTTTAACATCATACTCTTTTGCAAGATCTGTATATTTTCCTCGTATAAATTTTCTTGCATCATATCCTAACCATAAAAGAAGTTCCTTTTCTAACTGAATTAATTCTTCCATATCTCCTTTCATTTCAAACTCAAAAAGAGGAAAAATTAAATCATGGCGTCCAGCAACGGGACTTGGTTCATTACGATAACTTGTTGAAATACAAAAATATCCTGGAGGTGTTGGGTCTTTTAACATTTCATATTCAAGCCACATTTGTCCTGTTTGTGGTAAAGGCCATTTCTGACCAGCATACTCAAATGAAGCAACTGTAAAGGGGTCTTCGCATGCAGCAAGAATACTAAGTCGGTTCTGTGCATGCACTTCTACGAAATTTTTACTTCTGAAAAAATCACGTAATTTATTGACTACTTTATTAAATTCACATGAGTTTACGTTTAATTTACTACAATAAGGACGGTCATTTGTATCAATCGCGATGGTTGAACAAGTTGTGGCTTCCATTTTTATAAATAAATATAATTTTTTCTTAAGTTATTTTTTTATAAATAATTTTTTCCTAAAGCTTTGAAAAAATCAATAGGATTGCTAATATTAGTAATTGCACGACCTACAACAAGTAAGTCAGGTTTTAGTCTCATAGAATCAATTGTTGTATATTGTTGTCCTTTTGTATCTTCTTTTATTTCACTATGAATTCCTGGTTTAATAGAGAGAAAGGGAGTAGACTTAAATAAGAGTTCATTTTGAACAATAATTCCACAAATATGTTTAGGATTTCTCTCAATAAAAGATAAAATAGACGCACTTATCATTGGATTAAATAAATTTCCCTTACTGGACATCTCTGTTAATACAAATAATCCTAATTTAGTATCAATGTTTAAACTATGAGGTCCTGATGTTGGACAAATAGAGAGAAAATCACGTTTTAATTCATATTTTTTTACTTGTTCTTGTATTGTATTTGCAATATCATTCATTTTTCTATCCTCCCATAAGAATATATCATTATAATAACAAAAGTTTATCAATTCACTCTCTTGATAATCAGTCATACATAATATTTCACTATGAATTTTCAAACCAACTATATAATTCTTTATTTTATGTAATAATGGTAGTAATTCATTAAAGTGTTTATCATAAGCCAAAACAATATTTGATTTTTTCTTGACTATATTTTCTCTCCATTTTTTTATTTTTGGAGAGAAATTAAAAGAATAATAAAGTTCTACTTCAAGGTTGATAGAGTTTACTAGCTCTTCATAATAGAATACCGTTTTTATTGGATATCCCAATGTAGTTTCTATTTCTTTATTGCGCAATAAAACACATATAACACATACAATCTCAAATCCTTCATTTTCTAATGCATGGCATGCATCTTTAATACTTGAACCTGTTGTTACTACATCCTCTATAAGAATAAGTTTTTTATTTTTCGTATATCCTTCTACTAATTTTTGTAATCCATGTAATTTTCTCTCTTTTCTTAACATAATATGGTTCATCGTTCTTTTCAAAGAAATACCTGTGGCTAATGGTAATGCTCCATAAGGAACACCACATAAAGATAATTCTTTACTTGATTCTCCAAAATTATCTTCTATTATTTGACTCATATATTCAATAATTAGAGAGAAACAAAATGGATATGAAATAATAGACCTCATATCTATATAGATATTACTTTTCTCTCCATTTTTCAAAATAAATTCACCTTCTTGAATGATATTATTCTTATGTAGTTCTTTTAATATTAATCCTTTATTCATTATTATATATTAAAATTTATATTATTTAATATATAACGAATGACATATAAATTACCTATTAAAATATATGATATTACTTTTCACAATAGATTATTAAATTCCGCTGGTTGTTGGTGTACAACGGAAAACGAATTAACAGATTTATTAGAATCTCAATGTGGTGGTATTGTTAGTAAATCATGTCTTTTTGAACCATATAAAGGAAATCCTCATCCTCGTGTGTTTTGTAATGATGTTCTCTCTATTAATTCAACAGGATTAGCTAATCAAGGTTATATATTTTACAATGATATTGGAAAACAGATAACTAAATACAAACCTTATATTATATCTATTGGTGTAAAAAATATTGATGAAACATTCAAAATGATTAAAACTATAGAGAGAAATCAATATTGTGATTTTATTGAACTAAATATTTCGTGTCCAAATATTATTGGCAAATCTATTTTAGGATATAATATGTCTGAATGTTTAATGTTTTTCTCTCGCTTATTTTCAAGAAAAAACAATCATACTATTATTAATAATCCAAATAAACTAAAAATTGGTATTAAATTACCTCCATATTTTGATCAAGTGCAACTTAAAGAAATGAGCAATATTATCAATATATTTCCTATTAAATATATATGTTCTATAAATGGAATGCCTAACGGTCTCGTCTTAAATGAACTTCATGAAAAAGTAATTGAACCAAATGATGGTATCGGCGGAATGGGAGGTTGTGTTGCCAAACCTTTTGGTCTTTCAAATGTTAAATCGTTTCATAATTTATTACCTACTTTACCGATCATAGGATGTGGAGGTATATCTACAAAAAAGGATATTGAAGACTATTTAAGTGTTGGTGCTTCTCTTGTTCAAATTGGAACACAGCTCATTCGTGAAGGACCTTCATGCTTTGAACGATTGTTAACTAATTAGAAATCAGCATTAAAATCAAATATATCATCAGTTTTAGTTTTATTTGCAAGACTATATTCACTTTGTCGTTTTTCAAAGAAATTGGTTTTTCCATCTAGAGAGATAAGTTCCATAAAATCAAAAGGATTGGGTACATTAAAGATTTTTTCATAACCTAATTGAACTATTAAACGATCAGCAACAAATTCAATATATTGTTTCATTAATTCACTATTCATACCGATTAAACGACATGGAAGTGCTTCACAAATAAATTCTTTCTCAATTTCTACTGCATTTTTTACAATTTCTATTATACGATTCTTATTAATTTTCTTTTGTAATTTTGAATATAAAAGAACAGCAAAATCAGTATGCATACCTTCATCACGTGAAATTAACTCATTGCTAAATGTTAATCCAGGCATTAATCCTCGTTTTTTAAGCCAAAAAATAGCACAAAAAGAACCACTGAAAAATATACCTTCTACACAGGCAAAAGCAACTAATCGTGTCGCAAATGAACTACGTTTATCATTAATCCATTTTATTGCCCAATCTGCCTTTCTCTTTATGCAAGGAAAGTTATCAATCGCTTTTAAACATTCTTGTTTTTCATCTTCCTTTTTAATATATGAGTCAATCAATAGCGAATATGTCTCACTGTGAATATTCTCCATCATAATTTGAAACCCATAAAATGCTCTTGCTTCGGGTAATTGAACTTCGCTCATAAATCGCATACCTAAATTCTCTACTACAATTCCATCGCTCGCAGCAAAAAAAGCTAATATCATTTTAATAAAATACTTCTCATTATCAGTTAGTTTTGCCCAATCCAGTTCATCCTTTGAAAGGTCTATCTCCTCGGCTCGCCAAAAGCAATCCATTTGTTTTTTATACATTTTCCAAATATCATCATCTTGCACTGGAAACATAACATAACGATTGGGGTTTTCTGTTAACAAAATATCAGTAATTCCTTGTTTAGACATCCTAAATAATATTTGTTAAGATTTTTATATTATTTTATTTATATAATATAAATAAATGGAAATATCTGAAAAAGATTTATTATTAAACCAAATTCAGTCAGAAATAGAAAAAATAAATAAATATTTACAATATAAACGACTGGAAATTAAAAAAACAAAGAAAGAAAATAACTTTTTAGAAATGGTGCATGATGATTATGAGCAATATTATAATTATATAAAAGACCAAAAACAACAACAAATTAATCAATTAGAATTTATTTTAAAATATTTAGAAAAAAGTATGGAAGAAGCTGGATTAACAGAACAAAAAGTTAGACAAACTAAACATGAACAACGTACTATTACAAAAAAAATCAAACAAATAAAAAAAGAATTAGATGAAATTATAAAGGATGATGACTAATGATTAAAAATATTAGATTAATATATATGAGTGAAAATAGTATTGAAAATATTATTGATCAAATTACTAATTTAAAATCATTGGCTACTGAATTAACAGATAATAAATATAGTAACTTCATCAAATCTATAAGTAATGATATTCAAAACCGTGTAAGATCATTAAAAAGTGTAAGTGTAAATATTCAAAACCTTAATGATCAATTAGAAGAACAACTAGAACGATTTCCCGACCTTGATAAATTAACTAGTAAGTTAGGTAATAATACTGAACTTATTAATAATCTTAAAGAATTCAAATCTGTTTTAGATAATTCACAGCGTAATGTTAATAATGAATTACAATCATTAACAAGAGAGATAAGTAATTTAGAAGATTTAACTGGAAGTATGGAAGGTCCTGAAGTTCCTGTACTTTCTTCATCTGAAACTCAAGATAATGAAGAACCAACTGTATCTGAAACACCAAGTTCAACATTACCTAGTATTTCTACTACTCCAGCACCAAGACCTTTCGTTCCATTTAATTTACCAACTGGTCCACTTCCATCTACTTTACAAAGACCTCCTTCATCTATGACATCACGACTAGGACCGTCACCATCTACTTTACCAACTGGTCCACTTCCATCTACTTTACAAAGACCTCCTTCATATATGACATCACGACTAGGACCGTCACCATCTACTTTACCAACACCTCCTTCATCTATGACATCAGAACAATCAACAGAACAAGAATCAACACAAGAATCAACACCAAAAACTACACAGTCTGAAGACATACAAACAGAAGGTGGTAGTAAATCAAAAAAAAACACAAAAAAAGGCGGATATATTTATGGCAAAAAAGCAACTATTAAAAAATCTAAAAAATCTAAAGTATCTAAAAAATCCAATAAGAAAACAACTAAAAAAGTAAAAAAGTACAAATAAATTTATACAAATAAATTTATACTTATTTCATAATACGACAATATTCAGGCCAATCTCCATAAATTTGTCGATAAGTAATGGCTTTAGGACACTTTCTCATATTTATAATATGTTGTCTCTCTTTAAGAATATTTCGCCAACGACGTTGAAATATTTTTAACCAAAAAGTTTTTTTTATAGCCAATGTTTCACCTGTATCCTTTTCAATCTTTTGAACTATATCCAATACATGATTATCTTTCTTTACAATAGACCAATAATTATTTATAAAAGGATGAGATAATTCACTATTATTGATTTTAACATTAGGAAATCGCGTTTCATAACCTTCTTTAATAATATCTAATAATTCGTCTTGTTCATTATTATAAAATTCTTCTGATGAATAAGTTTCATTAATCAAATAATGACCATATATATTATTATTGTTATTATCATAACCATGAATATAAGGATGATATAATTCACAAATTGCTAATTCTAACCCCATGATTAAAATATTACTAATACTATATATTAATATCTATTTAACCATTTTTTTTTATTAAATTATATATATAGATGATGATAACGAAACAAGTTAGAGAACTATTAAAAAATCAATATGTTTTATACATTTTATTTGCTTTAGCTATTGTCAATGTTCTCGGTTATTTAAATAACAAAGATTATGAATCACTTATTGTCTTTTTAGGAACTGCGCTTATTACAAGCAAATTCAATAATAATATGTCTGTTATCTTTATATCTTCAATTGTTGTAACACACATTTTATTATCAAGCAAACTCATCCGTGAAGGTATGAAAAATGGAAAAAAAGACAAGAAAGGAAAGAAAGACAAGAAAGACAAGAAAGAAACAAACGATGATGAGGATACAAAAGAAGAATTTATTGGAAATAAAAAAGAATTACATCCTACCGTTATTACCAGTAAAAAAGTAGATGTCAAAGTTGAAGAAACAGACGATGTTCAAGATGGTGAAGATACTACTACCGGTAAACGCATTGATTATGCTTCAACATTAGAACAAGCCTACGATAACCTTCATAATATGCTCGGTGATGATGGCATTAAAGGACTTTCAGACGAAACTAAAAAACTTATTACTCAACAAAAAGACCTTATCTTTTCTCTCAATAGTATGGCTCCCGTTCTATCTGATGCTAAAAAAACATTAGATAATTTAAACTTACCTGATATGAGTTCTCTTACTGATTTATTCTCCAACTTAACTGGTAAAAAATAAATGTAATATATATATGACTAAAAAAATGAAATGTGCTCCGGGTGTTATTTGTATTAATAATACAACACTATTTCTTATAGGAATTGTCACTTTAGGAATATTAGCTTATTATGCAGTTCGTAATCCTAATGTTATTATTATTAAAGAAAAATTATCAAAACATACTAATAACACTAGTATAGCTCCAAAAAGAGAGAGAAATATGGGATTATTTCCTTCCCCTAGTTATAGTTTTTCAAATATAGCTGATGATATATTATTAAATCCTTATAGTGCTCCTTTTAAAGAAAATCAATTCTTACCCACAAGAATAAATATTCCATCAAACGCTATTCCTATTAATATTAATACACGAGGTATTGATACTAACTTTAAACAACTAGGTATTCTTACTCGTATTAGCGGTCCCGAAACAATTTTACCATTATTAGGTCGTCCTATTTATTCAAATAGGGATAAATGGCAATTTTATACTATGAGTGACAAAAATTCTCATATTAAATTACCTGTTAGTAATAAAGGTAAGAGTTGTACTAGTGAATATGGTTGTGATGATATATTTAGCGGCGATACCGTTTATGTTGTAGGATATAATGATGCATTTAAAGCCACTATTTATGACTCTAATTATCCTCAATATATTCCTTTTACGTAATTATATAATTTTTTATTAGTAATTATATAATTTAGAACAACGCGTATTTATGTTTATTGTTTTCCACTAGCAGAAATCGCCATTTGTTCTTCTACTGTATTTCCTGTATTAACAAGTGTATTTGCTTGTGCTTCTCGTGGTAATTCTACATCAATAACAATACTAATTGTTTTATTATCAGATGACACTTTGAGTGGCTTAGATGTTATTTTAACTGGAAATGATGGTGCGGGCGCTTTATCACCATTTGTTGGTGGAGTTGGTGGAATCTTTGAGGGTTGTTTGCGTTCTGATGGGTGAAATAAATTTGGTGCTGGTCCTGGTGGTGGTGGAATCTTTGAGGGTTGTTTCTTTTGTACCGGTCTTGATGGTTGTTTTTCTTCTTCTTTTCTCACAGGAGTTGCTGGTGGTGGTCGTCGTTTAGTTACTGGTTTTTTTGGTATAGTATGAACTGATTTATCTGTTACTTTTTTTAATTTTTCAATTTCTTTTTCTTTTTCAGTAAGAGATCTTGGTGTAGATGTAGTTTTTGGAGTTACTGGTTTTTTTGATATAGTAGGACCTGGTTTAGGTGTTATTTTTTTTAATTTTTCAATTTCTTTTTCATAGTCTGATATTGTTTTTGTATTTTTCATTATAACTTGTTTTGATGGTGTTGATAAATTTTTATATTTTGGATCCTTTAAAGATACTCGTGAAAACCATCGTGTATAATTATTTTCAAAATCTTTTCGTGTTAATTTATCATTTAAAAGTTTTAATGGTTTCCCTCTATAATTTCTAATATACCAAGCTTTATACACACTAACAAAAGATTTGTTGTTAAATGGATAAAACTCAGGTAATACTTTAAAAGATTTTATTGGTGTTGATACTGTCTTAAGTTGTCCGGGTTTTGGTGCTGGTCCTGGCGGACTTGGTGGCTTAGATGCAGTAAGTGCTAGTGTCGTTGGTTTTGGTGTTGTTGGTTTTGGTGTTGTTGGTTTTGGTGTTGTTGGTTTTGGTGTTGTTGGTTTTGGTGCTTTTTGTGAAATTGGACATTTTTCTTTTTGTTCTTCTTTTAAATTTTTATATGCAGTATTTAATTTCTTATTATCTTCTGTATTTCCACCCTTATCTGGATGTCTATATGGACCTTTAAGTTGATTACGATCACGACATTTCTTTGCTGTCTCATCCTTATCACATTTAAAATCATTACAAAAGTTTTTTAATGTTTGTGAAGTTGGTTTGGATTCTGGTTTTGAAGGACCGGTAGAAGTTGGTTTGGATTTTGGTTTTGAAGGACCAGTAGAAGTTGGTCGTTTTGGTAAAGGTGGACCAGTTACCATTTTTACATCCTTAGCTTTAATTGGAACTATACTTTTTTCTAATTTATTACTTGATACAATAGGTTTTGTAGTAAGAGTTGGTTTTGGTGCTGGTAAAGCTAATGTTGATGGCGTTTTTACTTGTTTACGTGCTACTACTTCCTTAGCTTCCTTAGCTTTCTTATCTTTCTTATCTTTAATTTTTTTTTGTTTTTTAGATTGTTGTCTATCAGATTTAGCTTTTTGTTTTCGTGCCGCTGCTGCTTTTTTACGTTTTTGATCTCCTCCTTTAAGAGATTTATTTCTCAAATGAATACTTTTACGCTGCTTACGTGTATGTTGTCTTTTATCTCGTCTGCTCATACTTTTTTTCTTATGACTCTGATTATTCTTTTTTTTAATACCATGTAGTCTCTTTTTTGTAATAGGCATAATCTATATATATATTACTATGATGATTTTTTTTATTCTATAATATAATAATGAGTAAAATAACTAAAGAAGAAATATATATTGATTGTCAACCCGTCAATTCTGAAGGTAATGTCATTATTAAAGAAAAAAATATTATTGATGTAGATGCTATTAATCAAGAAATTACCGATGATTTATTTTCTAAAGTTCTTAAAAGTCCATATTTTAGTATTTTAATCGGTGCGATTAGTGCCTTTGCTCTTATTCATCTTTCTAAATTTATGATTAAAAATGTCATTAAAAAATAAATTTTAACATAATTCATCTATATTAAAATTTATTTAAATGTTTGTTGCTTGATGTAAATCTTCTAAAATAGGTTTGAAGTTAGATTCGGGAATATCTCCATCATTAACATAAGGAACCATATTAGCAACCACTTCCTCTTCTAAAGTAGGAGGAAACTGATTCATCGCTGTTAAATTTCTCATTTTGTTATTTTCAGAAGGAACATATTTCTTTACTAAACCACTATCACTTGAACCTTGTGATCGGCGGATTAATTCATAAGCTGCTACTAAAGCAACTGCACCAGCAATATTATGTTGTAAAAATAACATTATCGCTAAAACAATAACAATACCTTTACCAATCGGTGTATCAATAAGAGTCGCTAATTCTTTAGGAATTTTAGTATCAGTAACTACAAATAATACAAGTAAAACTATTAATACATTATGAGGTGTAAGTCGCACTTCTTTTCTTATGTTTTTAAGTAAACATTCCATATATCATAAGTTAATATTTTTATTTAATAAATTGATAAAAAATTTTAAATAGAACTTATTTTTATTATTCAAGATGGAAAACTCATATTTAGGAAAAAAAGGTTATTCTATTCATAAAAATAATTTAACACAGAAACAACTGACTAAAATAAAAAAAGACCTCACAGTTAAAGCATTTATCCCTAAATCATCTATTGGTGAAGCAAAACCCTTCCCTATCTATAGAGAATCTAAAAATAAACTTTATGTTCCTCGTTTTTATGGTATTAATGAATTTGGAATACCTAAAGAAAGCAAAATAAATTCCAGCAAAGATATCAAACTTACATTTACATCTCAATTATATCCTCATCAGGTTCCCGTTGTTGAACAATACTTAAATCATGTAAATAATCATGGTTGTGGTTGTGGTCTTCTAGATCTTTATTGTGGATATGGAAAAACAGTTGTAGCTCTTAACATTATTTCTAAACTTAAAAAAAAAACATTAATTATTGTACATAAAGAATTCTTATTAAATCAATGGGTTGAGAGAATAACACAATTCTTACCTGATGCTAATATTGGAAAAATACAAGGACAAACTATTGATACTGAAAATAAAGATATTGTCATTGGTATGCTTCAATCCCTCTCAATGAAAGAATATCCATCTTCATTATTTGACGATTTCGGTTTTACTATTATTGATGAAACACATCATATTAGTGCAGAAGTCTTTAGTAATGCACTATTTAAAGTTGTTACTCAATATATGCTCGGTCTTTCTGCTACTATGAACCGTAAAGATGGTCTTACAAAAGTATTTAAATTATTTTTAGGAGATATTGTAGTTAGTAAAAAGCGTGTAAATGAACATCCTGTTATTGTACAAGGAATTGAATACAATGTTAATGATGAATTCTTTAATGAAACCGTATATAATTTCAAGGGACAAACCCATTATGCTCTTATGATTAGTAAATTATGTGAATTTAATCCACGCCGTGAATTTATATTATCTATACTTCAAAATACATTAAAACAGGCTAACAAAGATGATCAAACTATTCAAATCATGATACTTGCTCATAATAGAAATTTACTTATGTATCTATATGATGCTATTGAACATCGTAAAATCGCAACAGTAGGATATTATTTAGGTGGAATGAAAGAAAAAGATTTAAAAGCCAGTGAATCAAAACAGGTTATTGTTGCGACTTATGCTATGGCTGAAGAAGCTCTTGATATTAAAACACTCACTACACTTATTATGGCTACACCTAAAACAGATGTTACTCAAGCGGTTGGACGAATATTAAGAGATAAAAATAATAAACATCCACTTGTGATGGACATTATTGACCCTCATGTCATATTCAGAAAACAATGGATGAAAAGAAAAAAATTTTATATGAAAAATAACTATAAAATTATTTATTCAGCCGATTATAAAAATAATATATGGGAAACAATTTGGGATGATAAGAAGAAAAACGCTAAATCTAAAAATAAAAATTCTACTCATGGCGATTTTAAAGATGATAACAGTAAGTTTTTGAATAAAATATGTCTCATAGAAGATTAGTTTGTTTTACTTACAGGAGCTGCTTTATCTAATACAGGTGAAGCAAACCCTTTATTAGTATAATGATTATAATTATCTACACAACTACCTCTCGCATTCACATTAATACGTTCACGTGTTACTGGATTTGCCATTGCACTTAAATATTTACTAACCGCTACCGGTGCAGAATATCCTGGACTACTAGGTACATTTGAATTATATTGATAATATCCACCTTTTTGTCCACCTTTTTTCCCACCGCATTTCAAACCTCCTGTCACACATGTATAATATCCACCTCGCTTATTTTTTAATGTATGTCTTAACGTTTTTAAGTAATCTGTGACTGCATTAATGTGTCTATCTTGAACCAATTTATGTGCAACATCGGCTTTAACACCAATTCGTTTTAAGTCTCGTTTAATAGTTTTAAAGATATTTCTCATAACCTGAACATTTTTACGGATTTTATTTTTATTGCTTGATTTTAAAGCTTCTACTTCTAAACAAAAAGCTTTTGTATATTTTTTAATAAGATTAAGAATATCTTTACTATGTGTTTTTTCTAATTTTTTAAGATGCTGAATATAAATCATAACCGCACTAGGGCAAATAGATTTCCAAAATGCTTTAACTTGTGCATATGTTTTAATATCACTGATTTTATGACATACGTGTTTGCGAGCACCACCACTGCATACTGGTCGTTTGCTAATATTAATAGGAAAATAACTACCTTTTAAGTCTGCTATTAATTCTTTTGAAGTTTCTTTCGCGAATCCATAAATAGGAAGATCATTAGGAGATGCAACAGCACTAACAATAGGCGCTGTTCCTCCAGACATAGGTTTTGCTGGTGTATCTGCTCCTCGTTTTTCAGGAGATACTTGTTTACTACATGTATTTACATATGAAATTGGTGGATAACCGTCTTTCATAGCAATTGGTTTAGATCCTAATGGTACTCCATATGCACCACCTTTATGATGATTACGACTTCGGCGTTTATGTGTTTTCTTACCTTTTCTTGATTTACTTTTTTTAGATTTGCGTTTGTTTGTTTTACCTCCATTTTGACATCCACAAGAACCACCTGTTTGATAAGGTAGATCTGCACATGGTCCATTAATCGCAGTTGCTACACGAGGACATGAAATATTTCTATTTCCACATGCAGCTCCAATTATAACATTGCCAGCAATATTGGGATCTGTAAAAGAATTACATTGATCATTTGAACCGCAATAAGACATTATATATATATTGATTATATTTTTTCTAAAAAAGAAATCTGTGAATAACAAATCATTTTTCTCTGATGACTTTCTTTTAGTGGTTGCCATTTTTTAAATTTTTTATTATAAACACATTCCATATACATTGTCTTATTTAAATTAAATTTATCATCACTTATATTTTCAAATTCTTCTTCATCATCACTTTCCTCCATAGCATCTAAATTCTTATTCTCTTTAATATTTCTAAATATTGAATTCATAAACATACTTGATTTGATATTCGGAATACATGCTTTTCCATATAATTTCTCTCCTTTATCATAACAATATAGGTCATAAATATCATTAATGTCATCTGCTCGTACTTTAAATACAGCTCGTGACCCTTCTTGTGAGATTACTCTTGAATTATACCTTTCTACAAGGTTATAGTCTTTTCTTTTATAAGAACGATGTTGAATATATTCTATTGTATATTGTAATTCATTTATTTCACGAATTAACTCTTTATATGATGTTCTAATAATAGGTAATCCAAATATAATGAACTCCTTTGAATATCCTATTTGTCTTATATTTTCAAATAATAAATTAAAATAGTGTATTTTTCTCTCAAATATCACATTACCAACATAATTATTTTTATAATAAATAACATCTTCTATATTGAAAAAACGATTATCATTTAATGTAAATACAGTACCATATACGATTGTTCCTAAACATAAATAATCATTAAAACAACATAATATCGCTGATATGTCCACAATTCTTTGTTGTGAATTATCTTTTTCCAATAAAAAACAAACTGGTTTTCCTTTATATAGCGTAAACCATGCAAAATGCTTTTTACCTCTCGGAATCGTAAGATAAAGGTCACTGTAAACTTTTTTATGGATTATAGTTTCATAAGAAAGTTTAAAATTAGGAAATAGCCTTAATAATATTTCTTTGTCTTGCCGTGATAATTGCATTTCTCTCTAATATTCTAAATATTTATTAGTTTAAATATGTTTAATATAATCATTTAATTCATCCTTCATTGAATGTGCTGGTTCTTTTTTTTCTTTTTTTGGTTCTTTTTCTTTCACGATTTTACTATTGGTATCTTCTTTATTTTTTAAAATATTATACATTTCTTCATACTTTTGTTTTGATTCATTCATATAATCTTTTTCTAGTGGATCTGTTAAACTTTCTTTAAAATATTCATACAACTTATGAACTAATATGATAAGTGATAAAGATACTATAATTTGTATTATAATCCACAATAACATTATATATTATTGCATATTTATTAATGTTTCATAAAAACGAATAATTTCATCCCAGATAAACTTATTATGTTTATTATTATCCGTTGTTAAATAATAATAATCTATGATGCCATTTGTGTTATTATTTACTTCTATTACAAATAATAAATTGTCTAATATTTTATACTCATACTTAATAATTTTAATGGATTTATGCTCATAAGGTAAACAATAATGATTTTCTCTCTTTTGCCAATAACTATATGATAATATGAATTTATTATTATTTACTTCATGCATTTCATGTTTATCATTATTTACTTTAAATAAATAAAGTTGTTTATTACAAATTCTATAATATCCATAATCACTAAGAAATACTATTTCTTCTTTTTTTTCATAAGGAATTTTAATATGGTCTATTGAAGATGGTAACTCCAACGATTCAGAATATATTCTCATTTTATTATTTTTTAAGTTAAACTATTTAAACCCATTCATTAATGTAAATATAATAACAAATAATGGTTAATATAGTTATTATAAATAAAGGTGGAAACTGTAAAACATTAAATGTTAAGAATTTTGTTAAAGACGATTTATATAAAAAATGCGGATTTAAATCATCAAATAATTTTGATCATAGACATACTTGGAATATTAAATTAAAGGGTAATAATCTAAATATTGAAGTTCATGCCAAAAATAATAGTAAAGCAAATACAGAAAATAAGTTTGATTTACCTCCTCCTATTGACAGTGAATTATATTTTGGTAATATTGCACTTATTGCTTATCATAATAAAAAAATAGTAGATATTAATGTAGATGATTGGTGTAAAATATACGAGAAATTAATGGGTGGCTTTGAAAATCTGGGTGATCAAGATACATCTGAAGATGAAGATGAAGAAGATGATATTTCTCCAGAGCAATTAACAAAGGAAGGATATATGAAAGATGATTTTATTGTGGATAGTGATGATGATGTTGAAACTGATACTGAAGCTGATAAACCCATCAAAAATAATAAAAAACAACAAAATGATGAAGATGATGAAGATGATGAAGACACTATGACTGAAGAAGAGACATCTGAAGATGAATCATTTGAAATATCTAACGGAGATGATGATGAGGATGATGAGGAGGATGATGATGATGATGAAGATGAGGATGATAGTGATGTTATATCTGAATTATCTGAGGAAGAATATATTAATGAATAAATTGATTTAAATTTTATATATAATAAATATGATAAATATGATTATTGAAAATTCAGAAAAGTTCCGTAAAAATATTGTTGATAAGTTAAAAATACTTATCAATAATGATATTCAATCCATAAATCTTGAAAAAAGTATTTATAATTGGGCAATAAAAGAATCCAAAAATAAAAACATTGTTAAAAAATGGGATAATCCTACATTTGTACAATTATATATGGATAAATTAAAAAGTATTTACTTCAATCTTAATAAAGAAAGTTATGTAAAAAATACTTCATTATTAGACCGTCTTAAGAATAAAGAAATTAAATCATTTAGTATATCAGCAATGACACATCAAGAATTATGTCCAGAACGATGGCAGAAGATGATTGATGATAAAATTAAAAGAGATAAAAATAAATATGAAATTAATATGGAGGCAGCTACTGATGAATTTAAATGTTTTAAATGTAAAAAAAGAAAATGTACTTATTATGAAATGCAAACGCGTTCTGCTGATGAACCAATGACTACATTTGTATCTTGTCTTATTTGTGGTAATCGTTGGAAGTGTTAACTAAAAAGCAGTTTAATATCATTATTATTTGCTAATTCTTTTATAATTTTTTTCTTATTTTTGAGTTGTTCTTCGTCTGTAGAACCACCCATAATATTAGTTACGATATTGAGAAATTCTAAATCTTTTTCCTCATTATCCCTCCAATTTGGATTGGCTTTTCTCCATTCATCCATATATTTTATTTGTTTATGAGTTACTTTCCAAATACTTTCCAATATTTTCTTATTGTCTTTATCCTTCTCCCATTTACCATCCTTAATATAAAAGTTCATACGTTTCTTATCACTACAATGAATTGGTCGTTCTGTTTTATCCAATATACTCAGGTTCTTTTGAAAAATATTACTTATTGCTTTTGGATACCCGTTATCTTTTGAATAAAAAAGGTCTTCCATTGAAATACTTAGATTGTTTAAAAAATCTGGAAAATCTATAGCATTTGCACAATGCTCATTGAGATAAACATGATAATTAATATTATTACTATTAATATTATTATTATTATTTCCCATAATAGAAGGTTTCTTTGCTAATTCTAAAAATACTTCTTCTCTCTTTTCATGACTATTCATAACAGTCTTAAGAGTTTCATGAAATTCTTTTATTTGTTCTTGTTGATTATTAATTAAATTAGATTGATTTGTTAACATATCTTGTTGTGTTAATACTAATTCAGTAAGAGTTTCTACTTTACCTTTTTCTTCCTTTAAAATTTCTGTATTAGTATTATTACATTTTTGTTTATGTCTCCACACACCATTTCTGCTCTTATATTCTTTATTACATAAATTACAAATATTTTTTTCGTTTTTTTCGTTTTTTTTGTCACCGGAGACCATAAGTTTATGTTTACGGGTGGATAAATGTCTGGTAAAATCTGTTTTTTTATATGATAAAAAGTCACATAATTGACAACTGTATTTTTTTTCGTTTTTTTTGTCACTAACTGTAACCTTACATTGTTTACATGTCAAATTATGATTGTCTAAATTATTTTTATTAGATGCATTATAGTCACATTTTTTACAACAAAATTGTGAATTTGTTTTTTTCTGTGTTTTTGTCACCATTTTTTATATATTTGGTGACAAAAAAAACTCCTAAATATTTACGCAAATTAATTTTTTTTACCGATTTTTTGTTACCATATTTTACACCTTAATTTTCCTACAGTTTTTTACATTTTAGAGCATTATGCTCACAAGTGCTCGAAAACCACTGTTTTTTATTCTTTTCTCAGATATGAAAATTGGACATGTCCATTTTTCTATTTCGAATCACTTTTGGGAATTTAGTTGTTACTGTACTTTTTTACCTGTATTTAAGAGAAGTATAATATTATGATAAATGGTAAGGAAGGAAAAAATAGCAAAAACACCAGTCACAAAATAAAAAATTATAATTATAAATTTATATTAACAAATATTATTATAGTTAATATATAATGTATCACAACCTATACAAATAATATTAGGTTCATCATATGATTTTATTGTATCTTTTATGTTTTTTTCCCAATTATTTTTATTGTAATAAATATCTTCTTGTATAATACGTAATATAGAATATCCATTTTCTAATGCTTTTTTCATTTTATATATATCATTTTCTAATTGAAATTCAGGAGAAGACCAATTAGATACTTGTTCAAAATGTTGTCTTCCATCTATTTCTATAATTAATTTTAATTTTTCAATAACAAAATCAAAAGGAAGTTTTCTATTTGTATTTTCTGATTTACACCAATTATACTTAGGTTGGTGCTTTATTTTAAATTCTTTATATGTTTTTTTAAACCAATGAAGAAATTTTTTTTCGGTTTTATTTTTACATATAGGACACCATGTTCCATTTGTTATATTAGAAATAGTACTATTAAAACTATGATTACAGTCATCACATTTAAACCAATATTTTTTATTATTATATTTTGAAACAGTTCTTGGTTTAATAGTCTCATTTTTTTCATTATCCCAGCATTCAACTTTTAATTTACCATTTGGTGTTTTACCATCATAACTAGCAAATGATTTATTATAACAATAATTACAATTGTCATTATTACATATTTTTTGATTAGCACAATAAGGACACCAATGTCCATTTTTTTTTGTTATATCTCCTATTCTATTATCAAAACTATGATTACAATCATCACATTTAAACCAATATTTTTTACCAGTTCCTTTTAATATATCTCTTGGTGTATCATTTTCTTCATTTTGTGTATAATCCCAACATTCAACTTTTAATTTACCATTTATTGTTTTACCATC